CAGCATAATGCTGAAGCATACATGGTGTTATTAGATTAACACCAACCTTTCTGCCCTGGCGCTAACGCGCCAGGGCGCCAAGTCCGGATCCCTATCCATTCTCAATATAGCTAATCACATCGACCCCACCCCCCTTAAACAAAAAAAGGGGTCCCACTACTTTTTTCTTTATGGCTTGATTTACAAAGACAGAGCTGTTAAAAACATTTTCAACATCTTAGTGATGCGAAAAAAATTTTAAAAAAATTTTTATGGATTTAAATAAAGTAGATATAAGTAAATTACCTTCTGATGTAAGAAGACACTTTTAGAAAGCTGCAGGTAATGCATGCAGAAAAAAAGATACAGAATAAAGCTAAGGATGATTTCTATGTCTTTTGTAAAATGCGTGTGGCCCGATTTTATAGAAGGCTCCCACCATAGACATATTGCAGAAAAATTTAATAAACTTAGCATACGGGTGAAATAACTCGACTGATAGTAAATATGCCACCACGTCATACGAAATCAGAATTTGCAAGTTATTTGTTACCAGCGTGGATGGTGGGCCGTACCCCTAAGTTAAAAATCATTCAAGCAACTCACACAGGAGAACTTGCAGTAAGGTTTGGTCGTAAAGCTAAAACTTTAATTGATAGTGACGAGTATAAAAAAATATTTGAAACTACTCTTAGAGAAGATTCGCAAGCCGCTGGTAGGTGGGAAACAGCACAAGGTGGTGAGTATTTTGCAGCTGGTGTCGGCGGTGCAATAACCGGACGGGGTGCTGATTTATTAATTATCGATGATCCACATTCCGAGCAAGATGCACTATCGCCCACGGCTCTTGAATCAGCTTACGAGTGGTATACATCTGGTCCGCGTCAGCGTTTACAACCGGGTGGTAAAATTATTTTAGTTATGACAAGATGGAGTAACAAAGATCTTACAGGTAAATTACTCGCGAACCAAAAAGAAGCGAAAGCTGATCAGTGGCACGTGGTCGAATTTCCAGCAATCATGGATCAAGGAACAGAAAAAGCAAAACCCGTATGGCCACAATATTGGAAGTTAGATGAGTTGGAGAAAGTACAAGCAACACTACCTGTTGCTAAATGGAATGCACAGTGGATGCAGCAACCAACTAGTGAAGAAGGTGCAATTCTTAAACGTGAGTGGTGGAGAACTTATACTAGGGATTATATCCCACAGTTATCACATGTAATACAATCTTATGATACTGCGTTTCTTAAAAAAGAAACTGCAGATTATTCAGCTATCACCACTTGGGGTGTATTTTATCCCAGTGAGGATGAAGGGGCTAACCTTATTCTTCTCGATGCTATCAAAGGCAGATACGAGTTCCCTGAGTTACGTAGGTTAGCCCTTGAACAATATGAGTATTGGAAACCTGAAACAGTTATCGTTGAAGCAAAAGCGAGTGGACTACCTCTAACTTATGAGCTCAGAAAGATGGATATCCCCGTTGTCAACTTCACACCGTCTAAAGGAAATGATAAGCATGCACGTGTCAATTCTGTTGCACCTTTGTTTGAATCTGGTATGATATGGGCGCCTGAACAAAAGTTTGCAGATGAGGTTATTGAGGAATGTGCTGCTTTTCCATACGGCGACCATGACGACTTGGTAGATTCTACAACACAAGCTCTCATGCGATTTAGACAAGGCGGCTTTCTACAACACCCAGAGGACTATGTAGAAGACGAAACGCCTCCTACGTAAACGAGAGTATTATGGATGATATAATAAAATTATTGCAAGAATTGATGTCTAAAAAACCTACTCCAAAGGGTGGGATAGCTGATACTGTCGGCCGGTGTAGAGTTTATTGGTAAGAAATTATCTAAAGAACAGATAGGAGATTTTACTATTATTGGATCTAAACTAACAGATGCAAGTAGATTTAGACCGTTTGATGTGCGAAATGTAGGTAGAGATAGAAGATATATGTACATGAAAGAATACGCGGATGAATTACAAAGTAACTTTTGAGAAGACATTAAGATTTATACAAGACAATCCAGACATTAGATTAACTCAAGCACAGAAAGATAATGTGTTCTACAATCTTGGTGTTTACAGACGTGTCAATGCAGAAACTAAAAATTAGAAAAAGGTTATATTGATGAAGGTAAAAACCCAGAAGAAATTTATAAAACAACAGATGAGGATAGACCATTAGAAGAATTACCATTTGTAAAAGTTTTAGAAAAATTAACAAAACAATAGAAGACTTTCAGAAAAAAACAAAAGAGACAGAAGATATATTTAAGTCACCTAGTCCAGAAGAATTATCAGCAGGTCAGATTAGATATAAAAAACTGTACAATGGTCCGGGGTACGAGAGAGGTAATTCAAGTTTATATAGAGGTTATGGTAGTAGCTTTTTACCAAGGCTACATGAAAAAGGAATCATCAAACTAGATGATGAGATATATCAAAACTTAAAACAAGGTAAGCACCATTGGGGTGGAGCAGATTTCTTCGCACCGGATCCTATTAGAATATGGAGAAAACATTTTGGTGATGATGTGTTTAAAAAATTAGATAACTTCGATCCAGATAACGAAGACATCTTTCAATGGGCTTCTCGAAACAATGTTCAACCTGTAAACAAAGTTGGTCCTAAGAATGCGTTAGAGTATATGAACGCAACAGAGATTGGACAAAGGTTAACGGATGAAGCAGAACTACTTAACAAGTACAAGAACCCTGGATCACAAGGTGAGAATGCTAAATACTATTACGCAGATAAACCAGATCAAAGAATGGAACGGATCACGTACCACGGAGAAAACATACAAGGTTATGAGACAGCTTTACAGAAAGATGGATCCCTGAAGCATATAACAAATACGCTGCAGAATTCCGTCAAAAAACAAATGATGCAAATGTAATACCGTTTAATAAAGATGAAGGCATCAGAGCCATAGCTGCTGATTCAGAAGAAGGTAAAGAAATTACAAAAGGTATATTAGATTTAGCAGATAGATCTAGTGGAGAAAATATTGTTACACTTGCGGATCCTGTATTAGATGCCATTACAGCAATTAAAGCTTTAGAACCTATGGATGCTATGAAAGAAGCAAACTTAGTTGCAGGTAAACAAGGTAAGTATGCAAACTTATCTGATGAACAAGGTAAACAAAATTATAGAAGATACTAACGATCATATCTTTGAAAGAGATCCTATCGAACCAGAAGACTTTGCAGAAGGTGGACGTGTTAATTTTAAAGATGGTGGAAGAACAAATTTTTTTAAAGGAGCACAAGCAGATACTAAAAAAGGTAAATCTATGTCACCAGGAACTTCTGCTAAAGGAGTAGGTAGACAAGATAGAGATTCTCAATACACAGGTGGAGGATATGATTCTTCAAAAAATAAATCAGGAAGAACAACTACAACAAGCGGAGAAGGTGGAGGAAGTGGTTATACACCAACTTCAGAACCACAAAATATTGATAACAAATTAGTAGCCGAAACAGGTGTTATAGAAAAACAATTAGAAAAAAAATTAAAAAGCTTAATACCAGCAGATTTAAATAAAGATGAAGAAGCTTTATTTCTTATGAACTTAAAAGAAAAATATTTTCCTACAAAAAGAATTAATGATCCATTTTTTAGAAATACTCAAATTAAAGACAAAGAAATTAATTTACTAGATACTAATCTTTTAGATTTTAAATTAAAACATCCAAACATAAGTATTGAAAACGAATCAGGTTTTATTGATAGAGACAAACTAAAAACAGTAATTGATAATGCACAAATTGTTGGAGATGCATCTTTGTTAAATGACACATTACAGTTATCTAGAAATCTAGATACTATGGGATCAGGTATAACAGAAATTAATTATACTCCTAATGAGTATCTTAATTTAACCAGTTCTAATGTTGAAGATAGAAACTATGATATTACAGGAAAACTTCCAATAGGTCCTTTTGATTTATCTACACAATTAAATTATATGGATAATGAACTTTTAAATAAAACCGACAGAATTAATTACGATCAAGATGGTGTAAAAGGTTCTTATGTAGCCGATAAAGATTCTGTAAGACGTAATTTAGATTTAGATAAAAATTATAATATAGGTAATTTTGATTTTAGTTTAAAAGGAGGATATGATGATGTTAAATATGATGACGGATATTCTAGATATAGTTCTACTTTAACTCCTAAAATATCTTACTCTAATAATATTGGAGATGGCATATTTAAAACAAGTGTTGCAAAAGAACTAATAGAGGGAGGTCAAGTTCCCAATTTAAGTTTCTCTGGTTCTTATCCTGTAATGGGTGGAGAGCTCACAGGAAATTTTACTAATGTATTAAGTGATGACATGGGTAGTACCATAGGATATGATTATTCCAAAGGTTTACCAGGAAGTAATAATTATTTAGAATTTAAAGCAAGAACAGATCCTTTTAACTTAAGAGACTCTGCTTTATTTTTTGGACTTAGAAAGGAAATTTAATGGCTTACATATTTGATCCAATACGAAACACATTTGTAGATGATGAAGATACAAGTCTTGGTAACAAACTTGCATTAAACGATAACGATGAGTTAGATAAAGCGATTAGACAGCTCGATGAGCAGTTTGGTCCAGGCACCGTGCAGGAAGGTACAGAAGGTATACCAACCCCTCCTAAAACTATCGAGAGAGATATGTTTAAAAATGCGTTTAAAGAAAGCGCAGCAGATGGTGGTATGATTGGTGGTGGAACTATAGTCGGTCAAGATATGGGTAATAGAACTGGGTTTGTTGATCCCAAACTTATAATAGGTGGTTCAAGAACACCTCCACAGTTTAAAGGTATGTTTGGAGTAAGAACAAGTTTAACCGTTCCTGAAAATACACAAGGCTATTTAGGAATGAGTGGTGAACAGGCTGTATTTGCAACAGAAACAGATGCTCAAAGATTTATAGATGAGGACATACAAAAATTAAATAAAATTGCACAAGAAAATAAAAAAAGAAGTCCTGTTATAGAAAAAAGATTAGAAGACATAAGAGAGTATGTTAAAAATTTAAAAGCTTCTGGATCAAAAAAAATATATTTAGATGATATCATAGATAACTTTATAGGTTCTAAAACTGTTTTTGGAACTGGTAGATATCAAGATGATCAAACAGAAATTAAATCAAGAGTTTCTATAAGAGATAATATTAGAGAAGCTTTAGGTGATAAAGAATATAACAAGTTAGAAAAAGGACCTGGAGGAGATAGAAGAATTGTAGATGAGAAAAAAGTTAAATTTAATAAATTAGTACAAGACGTAAATAGAGGTGATTTACCTATATTAGAATTGGGATCTGAAGCAAGAGGAACAACAACTAATATTAAACAATATCTAACAGCTAATAATAAAAAAAGATTTGATAAGCTACTTTCTAAATTAAGAGCAATAAACTCTAGATTATCTCAACCACGATCTATTTATACCGATGCAGATCTTGATACAATTTCTAAAACTACTACAAAAACATTTAATAAAATGACAAAAGATTTTCCTAGCGCTATTGAGTCTAGAACTTTAGTATTTAAAGGTGGCACAAGATTTTATGATGCTAAAAGTTACGCTCTTGCTTTGATTGGAAGACATGTTGAACAAGGAGGTAAACTTTACAAACATGTGGGTGGTGACACTATGAAAGATGTAAAATTTAGAAACACAAAAACTAATAAATTAATTACTATTAGAAATATGGATTTAAATAGCCCAGAGTTTAAAGAAGTTACTAAAGTTTATAATGAATTTGAAAAATTAAAAAACAGTCAAATAGATAATCCATTAACCGGTGAAAAAATTTCGCTTAACAATGCTATAAAAGAAGGTTCAGGTGGAAAAGATTATATAATAATAGATCATACAAAAGGTATTAAAAAAAGTCCTTTAAAAAATTTAATTATTACTACTCAAAAACAAAACATAGGTTTTGAATTAGCAGGATTAAGTGACCAAGATAAAAAAAGATTTTATAGAGAAAAAGTAGATTTTGATACTAACTTAGATAGATTTACTAAATATGGTCAAAGACTTTTAACAAAAGGTAATTACAAAAAACCTACAGAAACTGTTGAAGAATCAAGATCATTATTAGATAAAATAAAAAGTGGCGCCTCATCTATTAAAAACAAAATGGATGCTACTAAAATGCTTTCGAGTAAAATACCCGGTGGAGCTATTGCATTAACTCCTCTTGATTTTACAATGAGCATGGCTTCAGGAATGCCTTTAGCAGAATCATTAGCTAGTGCTGGATCTTATTTAATTAAAGATCCATACTTAGGAAGAGCTGTTAATGTGCCTTTAGCAATAGCACAAGATATGCAAGATCCAGAACAAGCTTTAGCAAAAGGAATTGAACGTGGAGAAAAAGCAGAAGCTTTCTTACAAGATTTAGTAAGTGGTTTAAAAGAAGGTGCCGGTGATCAACCTGATATAGATCCTTTTCAAGCAGCAGAAGGTGGCCGTGCAGGATATAAAACAGGTGGTGGTGTAGAAATTACTCCAATGCCAAGAGTAGATTTCAATGGCGGTGGTGCAGTTGGTGCTGATGATGACTTTGCAAAAGAACTAGAATATTTTTTATTGAACCCAGAAGCTGAATTACCAAAAGCAGATAGCTACAGAGAAACCATGAACCCTGTTGCGTTATTAAATGACATGATCGATCCAAGAAACTACGCATACTACGCAGATAGATTAGCAGAGACTGGTATTAGAGTTGGTGAGTTTGGTGCAAGAGTATTACCTGCACTTGGTCAGTTGACCGCGGATCTTATACAAAGACCTGCGTTCAAAGTTACAGGCGGCACGGGTCAAGGTTATGTTCAAGACTACACAGATATAATGCCATCTAATATTAAAGGTACAGGAATCTTTACTGAGTTCTTAGATAACTTAGTTGGAACAGAAGGTACAAAAGTTATTACAGAAAAAACAGGATTAAAAAGTTTAATTGAATCTGAAGAACAAAAACAAAAAGATAGAAGATCAACTATTGGTCCTAAAGTATTAGCAGACCAAGTAACTCTTGGTGCAGAACTTACAGCACCTATATTTCCTGGTTTAAAATTATTAAAAGCTTATGCTAAAAATAGAAAGCTACCGGTTAATGATACGACAAAAGAAATTTTAAACAAAGAAATTGATGAAGTGTTATCAGCACAAAATTTAACACGTAGAGATTTTTTAAAAGCAACAGGTGCAGGTGGTACAATTATTCTTGCTAAGATGTTAGGCTTTGGAGATGAACTTGCAACTACAACTAAGGTTGCAGAAAAAGTTGCAAAAGACACAGTAGGTGGAACTTACCCTCCTCCGTATTTTTTTAAACTAGTAGAAAAAATTAGATTTATGGGAGACGACATAACTGAAAAAGCTGCAACACAAGATAGACAAGTTGTTAAAAAATATAAAGATTATGAAATGAGTGAAGATGCTGCAACAGGAGAAATTACAATTTTAAAAAGAAATGAAGGATCTTTTTATGATCAAGATGGTATACTATCTGAAGAATATATAGTTTATAAACCAGGTATAGCTGATGAGACAACAAAAGGCACTCCTCCTCCTGAATATGAAGAGTTTACATTAAGACCAGATGGTGAGGGTAAATTAAAAGATTCTGAAGATGGCCTAGATAGCATAGAAGAAATTTTAGAAGAAGTAGGTGACCCTGATTCTTTAACACTTAAAAAATGAAAAAATTAACTAAAACAATACCACCTAAAAGAGGTCCTAATCCACAGGGGTTGAATATTCCTCTAAAACAAGTTAAAGTGTCAAATACACAGGAGAAAATAAATGGCAGACATAGACAAGTCTTTACCAAACGTAAAGACATCAATAACGGTTGATCCCGAAGAAGAAATAGAAATTGCAGAACAGAAGGAAATAGAAGCTTCTGAAGAACCTGTAGAGGTTAACCCTCAAGAAGATGGTAGTGTAGAAATTAATTTTGATCCAAGCAAAGTAAACATTGAAGGTCAACAAGGACATTTTGATAACTTAGCAGAATTATTACCTGAAGATATTTTAGATCCAATAGGAAGTGAGTTAGTTGAAAACTATATGGACTACAAAGCATCAAGAAAAGATTGGGAACAATCTTACACAACAGGTTTAGAATTACTTGGTTTTAAATATGAAAACAGATCAGAACCTTTTCAAGGAGCTAGTGGTGCAACTCACCCAGTTCTTAGCTGAAGCTGTTACACAGTTTCAAGCGGGAGCTTACAAAGAATTATTACCAGCAGAAGGACCTGTTAGAACTCAAATAGTAGGTAACTCAGATCAAAATAAAGAAGCTCAAGCACAACGTGTTAAAGATTACATGAACTATGAGTTAATGGAAAAAATGAATGAGTATGAACCAGAGTTTGATCAAATGTTATTTCACTTACCATTAGCTGGATCTACATTTAAAAAAGTTTATTATGACGATTTACTAGGACGAGCTGTTTCAAAGTTTGTTCCAGCAGATGATTTAGTCGTTCCGTATTCTGCTACCTCATTAGAGGATGCGGAAGCGATTATTCAAACAATTAAAATATCAGAAAATGATTTACGTAAACAACAAGTAGCTGGTTTCTACAGTGACATTGAATTACAAAAACCACAAAGTATTTCAAAAGACGAAATAGAAAATAAAGAGAGAGAATTAGAAGGAACTAAAAAAACAGGTAAGCAAGAAAATATTTATACTTTATTAGAATGTCATGTTAATTTAGATTTAGAAGGATTTGAAGATAAAGACCAAGAGTTAAATGAAACAGGAATTAAGTTACCGTATATTGTAACTATTGATGAATCATCTAGACAAGTTTTATCTATCAGAAGAAACTTTGAACCAACAGACCCAAAGAAAAATAAAATACAATATTTTGTACATTTTAAATTCTTACCAGGTTTAGGTTTTTATGGTTTTCGGTCTAATCCACATGATAGGTGGACTGTCTAGAACAGCGACCGCAGCTTTGAGACAGTTATTGGATGCGGGAACGTTATCTAATCTGCCAGCTGGATTTAAACAACGTGGAATAAGAGTTAGAGATGAAGCAGCACCATTACAACCAGGTGAATTTAGAGATGTAGATGCTCCAGGTGGTAATTTAAGAGATGCTTTTATGACTCTTCCTTACAAAGAGCCATCAGGAACGTTATTACAATTAATGGGAATAGTTGTACAAGCTGGTCAGAGATTTGCAGCTATTGCTGATATGCAAGTGGGTGAGGGTAACCAAGGCGCTGCAGTAGGAACTACTGTTGCACTTCTTGAACGTGGTTCACGTGTTATGTCTGCAATACATAAAAGATTATATTCAGGTATGAAACAAGAATTCAAATTATTATCTAAAGTATTCAAAACATATTTACCACCTGTTTATCCTTTTGATGTAGTAGGTGGCAGAAGAGAAATTAAACAAATGGATTTTGATGACAAAGTAGATATTTTACCTGTTGCAGATCCAAACATTTTTTCTATGGCGCAAAGAATTTCTATGGCACAAACTGAATTGCAACTTGCAACATCACAGCCACAACTGCATAATTTATATGCAGCTTATAGAAAAATGTATGAAGCATTGGGTATTAAAAATATTGATCAAATATTACCACCTCCTGCACCAGTTCAACCAATAGATCCAAGTTTAGAACACATAAATGCTTTGGGTGGAAAACCTTTTCAAGCTTTTCGTGGACAAGACCACACTGCACACATAACTGCACACTTAACTTTTATGTCAACTAATATGGTTAGAAATAATCCTGCTATTATGGCATCAATTCAAAAAAATATTCTTGAACATATTAGTCTAATGGCACAAGAACAAGTAGAATTAGAGTTTGCAGAGCCATTACAACAAATGCAAATGCTTCAAATACAAGCTCAACAAGATCCACAAGCTAAACAACAGCTTCAACAGTTGTCAGAACAGATAGAAGCAAGAAAAGCAGTGTTAGTTGCAGAGCTAACAGGCGATTTTGCTAAAGAAGAAAAAGAAATTACGTCTCAATTTGACTCTGATCCACTTTTAAAACTAAAATCTAGAGAAGTTGATCTAAGAGCAATGGAAAATGAACGTAAAAAAGAAGCTGATGAAGCAAAAGCTGACCTAGATAGAGCAAAATTAGTTCAAGCTAGAGAAATTTTTGACGATAAGCTTGAACAAAACCAAGATTTAGCAGAATTAAGAGCTGGAGTAAGTCTTGCAAAAAAAAATAATACTAATATAAATTAATAAAGGTAAAAAATATGATAAATTACAAAAAAACAAAAGAAGTTAGCATTCCTGAACAAAATGTAGAGATAGATCCTAGATCTAAGACTACAGCTGATGGTGCATTTAACTATATTCCTACTGGAGACAAGGAAAAAGTTAGAGGACAAAAAAGAATGTTAGCTGAAAAGAAAAAACCAGCTACTTGGTACTAAATTATGTGGTTATCGGCAATTAAACTAGCCGTTTCTGCTGGTAGTAAAATTTATGCTAACAAGCAGAAGACGAAAATGGCAATGAGTGAAGCACAACTCATGCACGCTACAAAAATGGCCGAAGGTCAGGAAGCTTACCAAGGAAAACTTTTAGAAGCCCGTCAATCGGACTGGAAAGACGAGGCGGTTTTGATAATTTTAAGTTTGCCCGTGTTGGTGCTCGCTTGGGCAGTGATATCGGATGACCCAACAGCGATGGACAAGGTAAAATTGTTTTTCGATATGTTCTCGCAGCTCCCGTCATGGTTCACAAATCTTTGGATCCTTGTCGTGGCGTCGATATATGGTATAAAGGGTACACAAATTTTTCGTAACGGAGGAAAAAAATAATGAGAAAAAAAATGATGGGTGGCGGAATGTCAAACAGAGTAATGTATAAAGCAGGTTCTTCAAATCCAAAAGTAAGTAAAGCTGTTAAGAAAAAAATTAAAAAGAAAAGTAAATTTCCAGATCATTCTGGTGATGGTAAAATTACTCAGAAAGATATTTTAATGGCTAAAGGTGTAATTCCAAAAACTAAGAGTAAAGCATAATGGCAAAACTTTGTGCAAAAGGAAAAGCAGCAGCGAAGCGTAAATTTAAAGTTTATCCTTCGGCGTACGCAAACATGTATGCATCAGGAGTTTGTTCAGGTAAAATAACACCAGGCGGTAAAAAAAATAAAAAAGCTTCTGGTGGTTTGATGAAACAAGAATTTCGTGTAGGTGGATTAGCTAGACGAAAGAGAATGAGCTGTGCGTAGAAATTTTTCAGATGGAGGTGGATTAAGAAAATGGGTAGCCGAGAAATGGGTAGACATTGGAGCACCGAAGAAAGACGGCAAGTATCAACCTTGCGGGAGAAGCAAAGGCTCGAAGAGGAAATATCCAAAATGCGTCCCACTTGCAAAAGCCACACGGATGACAAAAGGGCAAAAGGCGAGTGCTGTCAAACGAAAACGAGCAGCCGGTAATCCTGGCGGTAAACCAACTAACGTAAAAACATTTGCATAATGAACTTAGAAAAAGATTTACAAAGATTAAAAAAAGAAAAACAGATGAAAGAATCTGCTATCGCACAACTTAGAAAAAGAAGCAAAGATTCTAATGCTAGACCTAGAGCAGAAAAAAATATACTATCTAACAACCCAAATTTACAAAAAATATAATGAGAAAAAAAGAAAACCCTATTAGAAAAACTACTACAGGTAAGGGTGCAAATTATAGAAAAACAAAATCTGGAGCTGGAATGACAGCAAAAGGTGTAAGAGCTTACAGGGCAGCAAACCCTGGAAGTAAATTAAAAACAGCCGTGACTGGTAAAGTGAAGCCAGGATCAAAAGCTGCTAATCGTAGGAAGTCATACTGCGCAAGATCACTTGGACAATTAAAAAGGTCATCAGCAAAAACACGTAACGATCCTAACTCACGAATACGACAAGCACGGAGAAGATGGAAATGTTAAATGCAATTAGAAACGGTAATCAATAAAACTTTAAGATTCCTAGATTCAAAAATAGAATCATTATCAATATCTGTAACGTCCGGTGGTGTTGACAATATGGAAAATTACAAGTATATAATAGGACAAATCAATGCACTGGAATCAGTGCGTCAGGAAATCTCTAACCTGCTAAACGATAAGGAGCACAATGAAGGAACAGTCATCGATATTAACACCAAACAATGATCTTATTGGTGTAAAAAAATCAGAGAAAAAAGAAGAAGGAAAAATTCCTAAACCTACGGGTTGGAGAATAATGGTTTTACCTTTCAAGATGAAAGATAAAACTAAAGGTGGATTAGTATTAGCCGAAACTACTTTAGAAAAGCAACAAGTTGCTTCTCAATGTGGTTTGGTTTTAGCTATGGGCCCACAATGTTATAAGGATAAGGAGAGATATCCTGAAGGCCCGTGGTGCAAGGTCAATGATTGGGTAATGTTTGCACGTTACGCCGGATCAAGGATCAAGATAGATGGTGGGGAAATTCGTCTGCTAAACGACGATGAAGTGTTAGCAACAATCGATAGTCCAGAGGACATCTTGCATGAGTTCTAAACATAGGAAGGAGTAACTATGCCAGAAGAAGAAAAAAAACTAGTACCTATTGATACATCAGGACCTGATGCGGAAGTAGATATTGAAGAAGAAAAAGATGAATCCGTTATTGAAACGGAATCTTCAAATGAAGGAACAGAACAAGGAACAGATAAAACATATGAAAATGAAAGAGAAACAAAGTTAGAAGAAGGCGGACAAGTACAAGAAGAAAAAGAAAAAAAGGATGATGAACAATTAGAAGACTATAGTAAAGGTGTTCAATCTCGTATTGCAAAACTTACTCGTAAAATGAGAGAAGCCGAGCGAAGAGAAAAAGCTGCTTTAGAATATGCTAAAGCTGTTGAAGCAAAAAGACAAACTGTTGAAACTAAATTTACAAAAGTAAATGAAGATTATGTAAAACAGTTTGAAACTAGAGTACAATCTGGTTTAGAATCTGCGCAGAAAGAACTTGCAACTGCAATTGAAAATTCAGATGCTGTTGCACAAATAGAAGCTCAGAAAAAAGTTGCTGCTTTATCAATTGATGAAGCTAGACTTAATGCTTTAAAAGAACAACAATCAATAAAAAAAGAAGAACCTGCACCTAAATTATCTGATGCAGATAATCTTCCAAGTAGCACACCAAGTAGCTTACCTTCTCCAGATCCTAGAGCTGAAGATTGGGCTAGTAATAACTCATGGTTTGGTAAAAACAGAGCTATGACATTTACAGCCTTTGAAATACACAAGGATTTAGTGGAAAGAGAAGGTTTTGATCCTCAAACTGATGAATATTATGCGGAAGTTGATAAAAGAATAAGACTTGAATTTCCTCAAAATTTTGATACAAAGAGAATCACAAACGTCTAAACCGACGCAAAAAGTTGCTTCTGTCAATCGTTCTACAACTAGACAAGGCAGAAAAACTGTGAGACTCACTTCATCACAAGTAGCGATAGCTAAAAAATTAGGAGTGCCACTTGAAGAATACGCAAAACAAATAAAACTCACGGAAGGAGCGTAAAATGGAAAAAGATAAAAACACTTCTCGTGCGAATTCAACTAGGTCAAAAACTGAAAGACCAAAAGTTTGGGTTCCACCATCATCTCTAGATGCACCCCCTGCACCTGATGGATTCAGGTATAGATGGATAAGAGCTGAAGTTGTAGGCTTTCAGGACACTAAAAATATAACCGGAAGATTAAGAGAAGGTTATGAATTAGTGAGGGCTGAAGAAGTTGAAAACTCAGACGACTATCCCGTACTTGATGAAGGTAAATACAAGGGAGTGATTGGGGTTGGAGGCCTTCTTCTTGCGAAGGTACCTGAAGAGATCGCACAGCAACGTCAACAATATATGTCTGAAAGACATAAAGAACGTAACGAAGCCGTAAACAACGACCTTATGAGGGAGCAGGATAATAGGATGCCTATCAACGTTGATAGACAATCTCGTGTAACCTTCGGTGGTACTAAAAAGTAATTTTTAAATCACTGAATTTTAATAAACCGTACTGGAGGCCCTTCGGGGCAGGTACATAAGGAGAAACAACTATGGCAAATAGAAACGAACAAGGTTTTGGTTTAGTTGCTGCAGGAACGCTAGGACAAACTCCAGCGACTTCTGGGCAAGGTAAATACAAAATCGATGCGGGTTATGCTACCACTTTATTTCATGGTGGTTGTGTTGCTTCTGCTGCTGGTTACATTGTTAATGGTCAAACTGCAGCTGCGCCTGTACTTGGTGTCTTAAACGGCATTTTTTACAATGCAGCAACTACGTTGAAACCAACTTTTGCAAACCATTACGTACAAGTAACACCGGCAAACTCGGAAGATATCGATGCATTTGTATTCGATAACCCTCAACAACAATATGTATGCGCAACTGATGATGCAGTAGCACAAGCAGGATATTTAGAGACGTATGACTTTAATACTTCTGCTGGTAGTACAACTACTGGTCAATCTACAGCAACTTTAAATATCGGAGTAACTGGAAATGATGATAAATCATGGAGATTACTAAGATCTGCTGAAGATCCTGAAAACGATGAAAATGCGGCTTTCAGATCTGTAGTAGTAGTTGCTAATCTAATTGAGCTACAATCGTAAAGCTAGAATAGGAGAACAATAATGGCAATATCACGATCACAACTAGTTAAAGAACTAGAGCCAGGTTTGAACGCACTGTTCGGCTTGGAATATAAACGTTATGAAAATCAGCATGCTGAAATTTATAACGAGGAATCATCTGACAGAGCTTTTGAAGAAGAAGTTATGTTATCTGGTTTCGCTAACGCACAAGTAAAAGGTGAAGGCTCTGGAGTTTCATTTGATGAAGCACAAGAAACTTTCACTGCTAGATACACTCACGAGACTGTAGCTTTAGCGTTCGCAATCACTGAAGAAGCGATTGAGGACAACTTGTATGATAGACTTGCGTCTAGATATACAAAAGCTTTAGCAAGATCTATGAGTAACGCTAAGCAAGTAAAAGCTGTTGAACCATTAATTAATGGTTTCACAACTTTCCAATCTGGTGACGGTGTTGCTTTAATGGCAACTAACCACCCGACTGTAGCAGGAACGTTCGCTAATGAATTAGCGACTTCTTCTGACTTAAACGAAACTTCATTAGAACAATCAATGATTGACATTGGTAAAATGACTGATGAAAGAGGTTTAAGAGTTGCAGCAAGAGGACTGAAAATGATCATTCCTTCTGAGCTACAATTTACAGCTGAAAGACTTATGAAGTCTCAAGGTAGAGTTGGAACAGCTGATAACGATATCAATGCAATCGTATCTATGGGTATGGTTCCTCAAGGTTATAGAGTGAACAACTACCTAACAGATTCAGATGCGTTCTATATCTTAACAGACGTGCCTAACGGTATGAAAATGTTCAACAGAGCACCATTGAAAACTGCAATGGAAGGCGACTTTGACACTGGTAACGTAAGATACAAAGCTAGAGAAAGATACTCTTTCGGAGTTTCTGACCCTAGAGGTATTTTTGGTTCGCCAGGAGCGTAATCAATAATTTTTGTGGCGGGACACAGTCTCGCCACAATTTACAAATAGAAAGACAAAACCATGACAAAATTTATAGTAAACATTTGGGCGTATAATCATCACGCTAAATTTAAAGTAGAATCAGAAGATTCCCCAACTGACCTTGAAAAATCTATCCTTGACAAACTTGGAGAAAACAGTATAGTTTGGGAAAACCTTGGAAATAGTTATAATGACAAGGTAAATAGAATAACCTATGAGGAGGTTATAGATGATACAAGACCTATACAAAGCAAAAAGGTCCTTGGAGTTGAAGTGGGAACAGGAGCATCTAGATAATAATAGATACACTCTTGAGATGGTCAGAATCGATGACAAAGTAAAACAAATCATCACTGACATTAAGCTGGAAGAAGCAGCAATTGCCCATAGACAGAACAATGTTGAAAGTTCTGCTCCAGAAGTTTCAGTAGCTACTTAATAAAAAGCTACATCGTTGGAAAAAATCCACTCCACACTACAGGCTCTCTTGCACTCTACTAAAAACTAGTATATAGTTTTATTACTATATAAATTAATTAGAACATAGACGTGTATAGTCGACGGCCTAGAGACTATGTTCGGAAACTAGGAGGATATAATTATGGCAAATACTACATTTACAGGACCGGTACGATCAGAAAACGGTTTTGAAGTAATAACTAAAAACACATCAACAGGTGCTCTTACATCTACAATGAGTCTTAAAGAGTTCACTGCAACTATTACAGTTGCTAATGGTGATACTACAGGAAAAGAAACTTCTATTCAAATTCCTACAAACTTTATTCCATTGGGAATTGGTGTCGTAGTAACTACAGCTGCAGTTAACGCTGTTAACTTAGTTGACATTGGAACAGATGCTGACACAGACGGTTATGTTGACGGAGCTTCTTTAGCTCTTAACACAACTGGTTGGAAAGGTTTCTTAGGATGCAATGGTGCACTAGGTATGTCTGGTTTTGCACCAGGAGTAGCTGGTTTAGCTGGAGACGAAGTTGAGTTGGTTGTTTCAGGTGATCCAGGTGGAGATACTGTAATCGTTCTAAAAATATTTGGAATTGATTCAACATCTGACACACAATAATAAATAATTAGTGTGGGGCTTCGGCCCCACATGTTAATTTTAACGGAGAAAACAATATGTCATCAGACCAAAAATTTACAACACTTACAGCTGACGGACAGGTTAAAACTGCTTCAGGAGGATCTACTAATATTGGTCCTGCTAGAGTTACATACATTCAAGCTACAGGAGTTACAAATATAAAACTTTATGATGCAGCGACTGCATCTGGAGCCATTGTGTTTGAATCTACTTTTGGGAGTGAAGGATTAGATATGTATATGCCTGGAAACGGAATTAGATGCAGAACTGGAATATATTTAGATTTAACTAATACGACATCGGTTACTATCGGTTACACTGGCTAGGAGGTTAAATGGCTAACACTACCTCTGGAACAACTACATTTGATAAAACTTTTTCTATTGATGAAATAGTAGAAGAAGCTTTTGAAAGATTAGGTATTGAACAAGTATCTGGTTATCAATTAAAAACTTCTAGAAGATCATTAAATATAATGCTTCAAGAGTGGGGCAACAGAGGAATTCATTATTGGGAAATAGGAGAACTTGATCTTGATTTAATTGAAGGACAAGCAGAATATAAATTTTTTAGATCTAGTGATGATGGTACAAGTGCTACATCAAATCCAAATGGGGTATATGGAATATCCGATGTCCTTGAAGCACAATTAAGATCTAATAGAACTCAAACAACTCAATCAGATAGTCCGATGACAAAAGTAGATAGATCTTCTTATGCAGGTTTTTCTAATAAGTTATCTAAAGGCACACCTAATCAATATTGGGTACAAAGATTTATTGATCATATTAGTATTAATGTTTACCCTACACCTGATTCAACTAATGCGGCTAAAGATATGCATTTTTACTATATCAAAAGAATTCAAGACATAGGTGCTTACACTAACGCAACTGATATGCCTTTTAGATTTATACCTTGTATGGTTTCTGGTTTATCTTATTATTTATCAATGAAATATGCTCCACAATTAACACAACAAATGAAATTATTATATGAAGATGAATTTCAAAGAGCATTACAAGAAGATGGTTCAGCTTCTAGCACTTATATTACACCAAAAGTTTATTACCCAGGAGTATAATGTCAAAATACGCATCAGGAAAACATTCAAAAGCAATTTCTGATAGATCAGGAATGCAGTTTCCATGGAGAGAAATGGTTAGAGAATGGAATGGAGCTTTAGTTCATTTTTCTGAATTTGAACCTAAGCAACCACAATTAGAACCTAAACCATATGGTTCTGATGGTATTGCACTAAGTCAAGTTAGAGTAGATAGAACAGAACCTATTACAACTGTAATGATACCAGAAAATGGTTTTAAAACCTACCAAGCAGGATCAAGTATTATAAATGTAAATGTGCCAGGACATGGTTTAACAAATGGTACAACATATTTATTTAGAGGTGCACCAACAATTTCACCTGGAACAGGAACTTCAACTAATCCTGTATTTGCTTATGCATCAATTCCAGACTTTGATGGAATAACAGGAGCACAAATAGGACAAGGATCAGGATATGCAATCACAACAGGTCTTTATGATAATGGTGCAAGAGTTACAACAGATTATGCTTTATCTAATTTCTTCTTCTTTACAGTGAATTCGGATACTGCTACAACAGGAAATATTAAAGGAGGAGGCTACGGTTGTTCCGTTGGGCCTATAACAATAAGCGCATGATAACACATTTTTTAAATTGGATTAAAGCTATATTTACACCCAAAAAACAAGATCCTCATCTTGAAATGTATGAACCAAGAAATGATAAAGTAGAAAAAATACGTAGAAAATATGGAGGAGATTCTAAGTAATGGCCTACACTTTAGCTAATTTACAAGACGATATTAGAAATTATACTGAAGTAGATAGTGGAGTTTTATCTAATACAATATTAGACACCATTATTAAAAATGCAGAAAATAAAATTTATAGAGAAGCAGATAGTGACGACAATAGATTTTATGCAACATCTGCTTTAGTAAGTGGAAATAGATATGTAACTATTCCAACTGATTTAAGATTTATTAGATATGTTCAATTAACAGATTCTAATGGTAAACAAACTTTTTTAGAAAAAAAAGATACTAGTTATATGGCTACTTTTTATGATACTCCAGGAACTGCTTCTGGAATACCAAAATATTATGGTAATTGGGATGCTGAATTTTGGGTTGTAGCACCTACTCCAAATGCTCAATTTTCAATAACTTTGGCTTATGTAAAACAACCTATTAGTATAACAAGCACCACACAACCAACTACAGCAAATCCAGCATCAACAATTGGAACTTATACAAGTAATAAATATCAAGATTTACTTTTATATGGATGTCTGGTAGAAGCATATGGATACTTGAAAGGTCCTGTAGATATGCTACAATACTATACTCAAGCATATGAAAAAGCTTTACAATCGTATGCGATCGAACAACAAGGTCGTAGACGCCGAGACGAATATCAAGATGGTGTTATTCGTACTCCTTTAAAATCACCGTCACCGTAAATTTAAGGAGAAAACAATATGGCAAATATAATACCGTTCGCGTTTAGAGGAGAGCTCTTTTCGGGAACACATAACTTTGCAAACGGAGGAGATTCGTTCAAAATAGCTTTGTACACATCTAATCCATACTCAACATCTAGTACAGTTGTTTTAACTACTAACGAAGTTTCTTCTGCAGGTAGTTCAAACTATGAGAGAAAAGCTTTAAGTTCACAAGCAGTAGCAAGTTCAACTGCAGTTGCTTCAGTAGACTTTGCTGATAGTACTTGGGCTAATGCTACTTTTACAGCAGCGTTTGCAGCAATTTATAATGATGACAAGAGTGATAAGTTATGTGTAGTATTAGATTTTGGTGGAAACAAAACGGCTACTAATGGTACGTTTACAGTTTCTTATCCAGATCCAAGTACACCTGCTAATGCAATTATAAGCATGGCATAAGGAGAAAATTAAATGGCGTTTAAATTAAACGATAGGGTCAAAGAATCCAGTTCGACTACTGGGACAGGTACGTTTACACTTGGTGGTGCGGTAACAGGTTTTGAAACTTTTGCTGCAGGTATCGGTGGAGGCAATACGACATACTATTGTATTTTTGAAAACGGTACTAATAACTTTGAAGTTGGTTTTGGAACTTTAAATGGCGGAGCAAGTACACTTGCTAGAACTAATGTTATCTCCAGTTCTAATAGCGATGGTCTTGTAAACTTTGCAGGTGCAACAGAAGTATTCTGTACAGTGCCTGGTGCAAAGATTAGTTTACCTAAACCAGAAGAGTATGGTTCTTCATCAGCGCCAAAAATAATCACAGTTAAAGTTGGTACTAAAACAACAGCACATCCATATTCAGGTCAAGGATCTTCAAGTGCATATTTTCTTGATGGATTAGAATCACCTGCGATTACATTTTCAGGTGCAGATTCATCATACAAATATTACTATAGATTTGATCAATCTGACTCTACTAACTCAAGTCACCCTTTAAGATTTTATTTAGAAGCAGATAAATCTACGGCTTACACAACAGGTGTAACCACTAATGGTACAGCTGGATCATCTGGTGCGTATACACAAATAGCAGTAGATGCTAACACACCAAATATTTTATACTATCAATGTTCAAGTCACTCATTAATGGGTAACTTTGCAAATACTATATCTAATTATGTAAATGGAAATTTAACTGTAGGATCTCAATTAATAATGCCTGATGTAACATCAGGTAAAATACTTGTAGCAGATGGTACAAGTTATCAAGAATCTGCAATGTCAGGTGATGCAACAATTGCATCTGGCGGAGCATTAACACTAGCTAACTCTGGAGTATCAGCAGCTAGCTATACAAATTCATCAATCACCGTAGATGCAAAAGGTAGAGTTACTGCAGCATCTAGTGGATCAGGAGGAGCAACTAACGGATTTGTGATTGCAATGTCGATCGCACTCTAGTATAAGGAAATTATGGCACAAAATTTTAAAAACTATATAACATCTGCAACAGGAACTTCAGCAGTAGATGCTTTAGGTGGCGCTACTAACAGTATTGACTGTTTAATTAGCGTAAGAATGGCAAATATTTTAACAACAACAATAACAGTAGAAGCTTATATCGAAAGAGGTGGTACTAATTACCATTTAATTAAAAATGCACCGATTGTAAGTGGCGGATCACTTGAACTGATAGACGGAGGAAGTAAAATTGTTCTTGCTTCTGGAGATCAACTGTATGTCAAATCAGATACGGCGTCATCTTTAGATACAGTGGTGGGTGCAGTTGACGCAATCAGTACATAGGGAGAATCATGTCGTATTTAGGAAACGCACCAAAACAAAATTTAAATACCATGAACTCTCAACAGTTCAACGGTGATAATTCAGAAACAAACTTTACACTTTCACAAACTGTAGCTAACACAGCAGAAGTAGAAGTCTATGTCGGAAACGTTAGACAAGATCCATTTTCAGCTTATTCAATATCTGGTGGTACAACTTTAGCTTTTACAGCGGCACCTCCGACAGGTACTGGAAATATCTATGTAGTGTTCCAAGGTAAGTCTTTAGGTAATATTGAACCAGGAGCCAATAGCATTCAAGCAGGAATGATTTCTGCAATCAACGGTGGATATAAAAATCTAGCAACAGTTTCAGAATCAATAACAGTTGCTGCAACGGACAACATGATGTTATGTGGTCCAGTATCTTTTACAGCAACAGTCACAGTAAACGGGACATTAACGGTAGTATAATATGGCAACATTATTTGTAGATAAAGTAGACCCACAATCAGGAACAAGTTTAGAGATAGGTAGTTCAGGAGATACTATTACTATTCCATCTGGTTGTACAATTACCAATAACGGAACACAAACAGGTTTTGGTGGAACAATGACACCAGCTTTTTATGCAGAATTAAGTGCAAATCAAGCTACTACTGACGGAGGAAATTCTAAAATACAATTTAATACAGAAATTTTAGATTCAGATAATGCTTATGATAATTCCTCAAATTATCGTTTTACTGTACCAAGTGGCGAGGGTGGAAAATATTTTATTTTTACAGGATTGTCGGTATATGGAACTGTCGCATTTAGTGTTTATGATGCTTATTTAAAAGTTTATAAAAATGGAAGTCAATTTATGACAGAACAACATTATGAGCATGATAGTACACCAAATGGCTCTGCATCTTTTCACATAGGTAGAATTATGAATTTATCTGCTGGTGATTATTTAGAAGTCTATTTATATGTTGATACAAATGGTGGTAATCCATCTGTTCAAGGTGGAACAGGCTCATCAAATAACACATATTTTGGTGGCTACAAAATAATTACATAGGAAAATTATGGGAACAATTAAAACAACAAACATAGAACCAATCGCGGACAACGGCACAGTAACCCTGGGTAGTTCTGGGGATACGTTTACGGTACCTTCAGGTGTAACTGTTAACATGTCTAGTGCAACACAGACAGGTGTTGGTGGAGCTAACACTCCAGCTTTTCTTGCATATTCAGCAAATGGTCAAGAACAATCAATATCAAACTCAACATCAACAAAATTAGATTTTGAAACTGAACTTTATGATACAGATAATGCTTTTTCTTCAAATACAACATTTACCTGTCCATCAGGTCAGGCTGGAAAATATCAATTCACTGCAAATATTTCTTGGTACACTTCTTCATCTAGTAGTTTTGAAAGAGCATTTATAATGTTTTATAAAAATGGTTCTCAAATATCAAATTTTGAAAGAAGAGGAACAGATATTTATAGAGGAAGCTACTCTCAACAATCTTTAAATAACACAATAGACGTAAATTGTGCTGTTGGAGATACTGTTGAAGTATATGGTTGGTTTGAAAGTATCACAGCCACATATGTGACTAGTAGTTATACAATGGCGAATTGGTTTAAAGGATTTAAATTAATTACATAGGATAAATTATGGCATCAATTATAAAAGCAAATCAACTACAGGACTTTGGCGGTAACAGCATTATAACGTCTGATGGTGCGGGGACTATTACTCTGTCTTCAGGAATGAATACAGCGGTTGCTGCAGGGACTAATAACACTCCAGCATTTTCAGTAAAACAAAGTTCAGCACAAACTGGTATTGCAAATAATACTCAAACTATTGTTACATTTGATACAGAAGAATTTGATACAGATAATGCTTTTGCATCAAATAAATTTACAGTTCCAAGTGGAGAAGCTGGTAAATATTTTTTCTGTGCAACTCTTATATTCTTATCTTCTGCTGATTGGGAAGCTGGTTCTCTTGGTATATATAAAAATGGTACTATTTTAGATGTAGGATATGGTAGAAATTTTTATTATAATACTTGGAAAATTGCAACAGTAGCAGATTTAGCAGTAAGTGATTATATAGAATTAAAATGTTATCAAAACTCTGGTGGCTCTTTAAATTTAGGTGCTGGTAGAGATAATGTAAATTTTCAAGGATTTAAATTAATAGGATAGATTATGGCATTAAGTAAAATAGACGCGGTAAACTTTTTAACAGGTACAATACCTCAAGGTAACGTGGCCAATGCATCTTTGGGTGCGGTTACAGCTTTACCAGCAGGTGTAGGTGGTAAGGTTTTGCAATCTGTAACTGCAACAGATTCAGCAAATTATTCAGTAACATCAACTTCTTTTGTAAATAGTTCTAATGGTTTGACATTAAATATAACACCATCAGCAACTACAAGTAAAATTTTTGTACAAGTTTCAATAGCAAATCATTTTGCACCAAGTGGACAAAATTTTTTTATGACTATTTATAGAGATTCAACTAATCTTGGTGGAGCAAATGGTATGAGTATTCATGGTGGTTTTAGTGAAGCAGTACCAGTTAGTATGAGTATATTAGATAGTCCATCATCTTCATCACAATTAACTTATCAAGTTTATTCAAGAGTTACTGGGGGTACTAGCGAATATGGAAGTTCTAGTTGTGTATCAACAATAACAGCATTTGAGATAGGAGCATAATTGTGAGTAATGTAGTAAAAGCAATTTTAAAAATAAATCCAAACGCACAAGTAAGTGTAAAAAATGATGACGTTAATGAAATCATTTGGGAAAATGGAACAACACCAATATCAAAAGAAGATATAGAAGCACAATTCCCAGCAGTTGAATTAGATACGGCTATGGCAGATTTAAGAGCTAAAAGAAATCAATTATTACAAGACACAGACTTTCATGCACTGTCTGACAATACAATGTCAGCAGATATGACTACTTACAGACAAGAATTGAGAGATATAACTAATGGAATAACAACAGTCGAACAAGCGAATGCTGTTGTATTTCCAACCAAACCATAATATAAGTACAACAAAGGAGAACAAAAATGGCATCACTATCAAGCAAGATTAAAACTTACTGCGCTGACAACGGCGTAGCAGAAGTTGACTTTACGGTAGACGTTTTGCTTCAGGATGACTCAAACGGTCAGGGACCTTACATCAAGACATGGAATGTGTCAGGTGTAGCTCAACCTACTGCAGAGCAACTGAATGCTGTAGATTCTGCTGCAGATCTCGAAGAGAGACAAAATGCAGTTAGAGCTACAAGAAGAAACGCCTACGGTGATCTAGGTTCACAGTTAGACATGCAGTACCACGACAATGTTGATGGTACAACTACTTGGAAAGACCATGTAGAAGCTGTTAAGACTGCAAACCCGATCCCAACTGAATAAGGAGATTAACAATTGGCTTACGTTGGAAAAGCTCCTCAAACAGGAGCGTATCAAATTTTGGATGACATCTCATCGTCATTCACCGGATCAACACCAGGACCGTTTAACTTAACGGTTAACGGGACAGCTGTGTCTCCAGGTAACGAAGCTAATTGTATAATCTCTATTTCAGGTGTAGTTCAAGATCCAGCAGCCTTTACAATAACAGGTTCACAGATTTCTTTTAGTTCAAACCCAGCTAGTTCTGATACTTTTTTTGGTACAGTTCTTGGTGATACATTTGACATTGGAACTCCAACAGACTCGACAGTAACAGCTGGTTCTTTGTCATCAACTTTTTTCGTGAAAAATTCACAAACATGGAGTAGTATATCAATGTCAGGTTCAAATAACGGAGCCTTGGTTGGACCCGTTACAGTTTCAGGGACGATCACTATACCATCAGGGAGTACATTCGTAATTTTATAATGAGTAAACTAGAAACAAACACTATTGATACCGTATCAGGAACTTCGACATTACAAGTTGGAAGTACAAACACGTCTACTATTACTTTAGGTGTAAGTGGTGATACAATCAATGTACCATCAGGAGTAACGATTGCTAACTCTGGAACAGCAACAGGTTTTGGTGGTGCTAACACTCCAAATTTTTTTGTATATAAAAATTCAAGTCAAACTATTAGTGATGCTACAGCTACAAAAATAACTTGGACATCAGAAGTTTTTGATACAGCTAGTGCTTTTGCATCAGATAAATTTACAGTACCATCTGGTCAAGCTGGTAAATATCTTTTTAGTTTTGCTTCTCATACTTATGATGCAAGTGAAAAATTAACTCAATCTAATAAGGCTTTTTATAAAAATGGATCACAAGTAGGTTCGTTAGATAGAACTGATGGTACTTATGAATTTGTCACAGATAATAGAGTTTATACTATATTATTAAATCTTTCTGTTGGAGATTATATAGAAACCTATGTTTGGGGAAATACAACTGACAATTCATCATTCTCAGTTTATGGAGAGGGTCAATATTATACATACTTTCAAGGATTTAAAATTATAGAATAAGGAAAATAAAATATGGCAGACGGAACATTAAAAGTAGGAACAATAACAACGAGCTCTGGATCAGGGACGATTACTCTTGGTCAATCTGGGGATACGATTACAGTACCATCAGGTGCAACTGTTGGCAGGAGCAATGGCTAACACTCCAGCTTTTCAAGCAACTTTATCTGGCAATCAAGATATAGCGGATAATACAACAGCTAAAGTTACTTTTGATACAGAAACCTTTGATTCTGATGGTACTTTTGCATCAAATAAATTTACTGCATCAATTGCTGGTAAATATTTAATTGTTGTTAAATTAACTTATTATGATGCTAGTGGAAATTTAAATGATACTTCTATGTCTTTATATAAAAATGGATCAGAATTTGAAACTTCAATAAAAAAAAGAGGTGGTGAAGATGTTGAAAGAGATATAATTGCTGTTTCAACAATTTTAAATTTAGCTGTAAATGATTATATAGAAGTATATGCTTATGGAAATACAGATAATAGTGGTGCATATACTATTTTAGCAGCTACTAATGAAAGTCATTTTTCAGCATATAGGATTATAGGAGCATAATGACAGCAATTTTAAAAGTAGACACGATACAAGATACATCAGGTAATAACATTATCAACGAGAGTTCTGATACTATTACTATCGGTGCATCTGGTGATACTACTAATATTATTGGAACATTACAGAATAATGGTTCTGCTTTAATTAGTGGAATTACAGAAGCTGACCAATGGAGATTAACAGCTGATTATACTTATACTGGTAGTGGAGATTTGGATTCAAATTTAGAAAGAGTTGATTCTTCTGGTTGGGGAAAAATTGGAACAGGAATGTCACAAAGTTCTGGTATTTTTACTTTTCCTTCAACTGGAATTTGGCTTGTAAAATTTAATACAACTGCATATTTAAATGGAGACAGAAGAAGTTCTTATGCTTCTATAAAAAACACAACAAATAATTCATCATACAATAGTATTTCAACAGCTGTTACACATATTAAACAAGCAGAATCTAATACAACCTATATACAATCATCTACAGAAACTTTATTAGATGTAACTGATACATCAAACCATAAAGTAAAATTCAATGTTTTTACATCTGCAACTACTTTAGGAGATACTGATACTAATTATACACACATGATGTTTATTCGTCTGGGGGCTACATAAAATGGATAGAGATTATTTTCAAGAAGCATTACATAAATTTAATACTGATACACCTAATTGGTATGGTTGGAAAACACATGATGATAATGGAAATAAAATTCCTAACGATCAAAGAATGACTTACGCAAATATTAAAGTTATTAAAGATGGTGCAACTATGCCAACTGAAGCAGAAGTAAATGCAAAAATACAAGAATTAAAAGATGAAGAAACAAATGCAGAAACTAAAAAAGCCTCTGGTAAACAGAAGCTAAAAGATTTAGGATTGGACGACGACGAAATTAACGCGTTGATAGGATAATTATGGCGATAACTAGACTAGGCGGAGCGAATGCAATATCAGGCACTATACCTCAAGGTAATATTGCTAACGCATCTTTAGGAGCAATATCTGCTTTACCAGCAGCTATTACTACTGGTAAGGTTTTGCAAGTTGTGTCCACAAGTAATACTTCAAGTCTTTCAACATCTTCATCATCATATCAAGATGGTTTTTCTGTTTCTATTACTCCATCTTCTACTTCAAATAAAATTTTAATTATGGCACAAAATGGAAAATTAGATTCTAACACAAGTGGTAATACTATTAGATTAGGTTTGCATAGAGATAGTACTTTGTTAAGTACATCTTTATATAAATTTGATAGTGCAAATCCACATGGAGCTCAAACAATAGTTCATTTAGATTCTCCGTCAAGTACATCATCAATTATCAAATAAGATTTAGAAACAATCAAGGCAGTACCACTACAACTTTACCTTTTACAAGTGCTATGGGTGTTCTAACTGCTTATGAGATAGGAGCATAATGAAAATAGAAAATAAAGTAATAGATGCAATACTTAAAATTAATCCAAACGCAGAAGTAAATGTTAGTGGAGATGATGTTGATCAAATAGTTTGGCACAATGGAACAACACCTATTTCTAAAGCTGACATAGAAGCTAAAATGATAGAGTTACAAGCAGAGTATGATGCTGAAGAATGGAAAAGAAATAGACAAGCAGAATATCCAACACATGAAGATTGTATTCATGCATTATTAGATGGTGGCGATACCCTTACAGAACTACAGTCTAAACGAACAGCTACTAAAAATAAATATCCAAAATCAGGAGCATAGACCATGCTCGGACTGACTTCCATATCCGGTGCTCCAATATCGACATCGTTCTTTAATCCAAACGTACTTATAAACGTAACCGGTAATGCATTAAGTATCGGAGTTGGAACTCCTATACTTAGCACTGATGTAACAGCTAGTCCTAGTGGTTCTCAAGTAAGTCTTGGAGCAGGAACAGTAACAGTTACAGGAACAGCGCTAGTAAGTCCAACTGGATCGCAAGTATCATTAGGTATAGGAACTGTAGTAGTTTCAGCAGATGCAAACGTATCAGTTACTGGAAATCAATTGACCTTAGCAACAGGAAGTGTTACAGTAACAGGAACAGCACTTGTGACTCCTACAGGATCACAATTAACGGCAAACACAGGAGAGGCAGGGATTATTACCTGGAACGATATCGTACCAGGGGTGAACATGACTTGGACACCAATAGAACCTTATTAATAAATTATGGCATCATCTTTTTCAACAAACTCAAAATTAGAACTTGTAACCACTGGTGAAAAAGCCGGTCTTTGGGGTACAATTACTAATACAAACTTACAAATATTAGAACAATTATCTACAGGTTATTTATCATCTGCACAACTTGCAAGTGGTGATCTTACTTTAGCACTAGACAATGGTGCTACTTCTAATGGTAAAAATTTATATATAAAACTAACAGGTACACTTGGTGCAAACAGAAATGTAACAATACCTGATAGCGCTGAAAGAGTTATTATATTTGAAGATGCAACAACAAGAGGAACATCTACTCTATATACAATAACAGTTAAAACTGTTTCAGGATCCGGGGTCGTATTACCTATAGGATCAACATCACTAGTATATTCAGATGGTACAAATGTTAGTCTTGGAATAAGACAAAAAGGTTATGTAACATTAAACTCTTCAACAATTACTGCATATACTGCAGTCGATGGTGATCAAATTTTAGCTAATACAACAGCTAACCCAATCACTGTAACACTACCTGCATCACCTGCAACAGGTTCTGAAGTTACATTTGTAGATGCTAGAGGAACTTTTAATAATAACAACTTGATTATAAATAGAAACAGTCAACCAATTAACTCAGGTACATCTAATTTAACTTTAAGCACGGCAGGTCAAGCTTTTTCATTAGTGTATGTGGATTCAACAAGAGGTTGGGCATATAAAACCAACACGGCGTAAGGAGCACGGACCATGGCCCTTATTGATTTTAAAGTACTACCAGGGATTGACAAACAAGACACAACATCTGGAGCAGAAAACAGATGGGTTGATTCTGACAACACAAGATTTAGATATGGTCTACCAGAAAAAGTAGGTGGTTGGTCATCTTTAATTTCAGATAGTATTGTAGGTGTTGCAAGACGTGAGTTTGCTTTTGTAGATTTAGAAGGTAACCGTTATGTTGCAATAGGAACTGATAAATTTTTACTTTTATATTTTGAAGGTCAAATATTTGACATCACACCTATAAAAACACCATTATCTTCATCAACAATAGCAACAGTAGATAGTTCCGCAGTCTGTACAGTTACAACTACCTCAACACATGGGTTTGAACCTGGAGATATTGTTTTGTTTGATAGTGTGACTTTACCAGGTGGAACTGGATATAGTGCATCTGACTTTGAAGATAAATTATTTCAAGTTATATCTACACCTACTTCAGTAACATTTACAATTACACAAAGCAGTAATGCTAGCGGCACAGTATCTACAGGTGGTAGTATATCTGTAATACCTTATGAACAAGTTGGTCCGGCTGCACAATCTTATGGTTATGGTTTTGGTATTGGACAATATGGTGGAACAGTACCGGGTGCACAACAAACTACTTTAAATGGTGGATTAGATGCGGACACTGCAGGTACAGGTGGATCAGGGACTGTTATTAACGTTACATCAAACACAGGTTTTCCAACAGCAGGAACTATAGCTGTAGGAAATGAATTAATAACTTACACTGGAAAAGGTACAAACACTTTAACAGGTATTACTAGAGGAGCTTTTGGAACTGCAACTACGGGTACTTCAAATGGTCAAGCTCACTCAACAGGTGCAACTGTTACAGATGCATCAAGCTTTACAGGTTTTGGAAGTGCTGTACAAGCTTCTGAAGTAACCCTAGAACCAGGTCTTTGGAGTCTCAGTAATTTTGGTCAGGTGTTAGTTGCAACCATTGCAAATGGTAAAACTTTTACATGGAATGCAGGAGCAGCATCACCCTTAACTGTTAGAGCATCAACAAGCACATCTGGTTTCTCAACCTCAAATAATCCAACTGCAACCAGGGTTACGTTAGTTTCACCTACAACACGTCACTTAATTCATTTAGGTACAGAAACAACTATTGGAGATACATCTAGCCAAGATGATATGTTTATAAGATTTTCTGATCAAGAAAATATAAACGATTATACACCAACAGCTATTAATTCCGCTGGATCACAAAGACTACAAGATGGAACAAAAATTATAGGTTCGTTAAAAGCAAAAGAAACAATTTTAGTTTGGACTGATAATGCATTGTATACTATGAAATTTATTGGTGCACCTTTTACATTTGGGTTTGAACAAGTTGGTACTAACTGTGGATTGATTGGTAAGAATGCAGCTGTAGAAATAGATGGTGTTGCATTTTGGATGAGCACAAATGGTTTTTTTATGTTTGATGGTACGGTTAAATCTTTACCATGTAGTGTTGAAGACTATGTTTACGATCAAGCAGATACCACAAAAGGTCAACAAATAGCAGCAGGTATTAATAACTTATTTACAGAAGTTGTTTGGTATTATCCTTCAACTAGTTCTGATTACAATGATCAGTATGTTGCATTTAATTATGGTGAACCTATGAGAGGTGGTGTTTGGTATATTGGAACAGAAGCTAGAACTTCTTGGATTGATGCAAGTGTATATCAAAAACCAATAGCAACTAAATATAACTCATCTTCTAATGGAACTTTTCCTGAAGTTATAGGTCAAGATGGTTTAGGTCAAACACAATTATTTGAACATGAGGTAGGCACAGATCAAGTTAATCAAGACGGAAGTACAACAACGGTTACATCTTTTGTAAAATCATATGACTTTGATATACAATCAAGACAACAAGGTACAGAAGGTATTTCAGGAGATATATTTTTAGCCATGAGAAGATTTGTACCAGACTTTAAAAATTTACAAGGAAACGCTAAAGTAACACTAGCTGTTAAAAGATATCCTCAACAATCAGATACAACAACGGCCTTAAGTCCCTTTACAATTAACTCTAGCACTGATAAAAAGGATACTAGAGCCAGAGGAAGATTTGTTAACATTAAGATAGAAAACACTGATGTTAGTGAGTCTTGGCGTTTTGGCACATTACGAATTGACATACAACCAGACGGACGTAGATAATGGCAGTTAGATATCCAGACATAAATGATCCAAGAATACCTGAGCTAATACCTAATCAAAGACTTATAGATATTAGAGAACAATTTGGTGTTCCAGGTGAATTTTTATTAGATGATTATAATCAGTATTATACAAACATGAATGATAATCAACCTATTGAAAAAATAGATGATGGTGTTTCTCCTGATTTTAAAGAATATATTATGGCTGGTGGTGGAAGTGGAGGTGGTGGAGGTGTAACTCCTGAATTATTAGGAAGTCAAGATGGTGCAATTGGTTATGTTAGACCTCTTGATTCAAAAGATGGTATAACATCTTTACAAAATTCTATGACTGGTTCTTTTGATATAACTCCAGTGACAAAAGAAGAATTTGAAAAAAACAGAGCACTTAATTCTAGATTTATAGATTACAATGATTATTTTCAAAAAACTGTTGCTGATGGGCAGTTTTCTTTTCCAAAAGAAAAAACAGGTATTTTACAAAACATAAAAGATGGTGGTAGTAAATTTTTAGACTTTATAAAAAAAGGTGGAGTTATAGGTAATATGGTATCAGAATTTTTACCTGAACAAGATCCAAGATCAATCTTTATGAGAAATTATTATGGTGGTAAAGATAGTAGTAATTTGACTAGTTCTGGTTCTATAGCATCTGGTTTAATGAAAGGTTACAACCCTGTATCAGGTGGTGGTTTATATACACTAACAGGTGGTAGATATGGAGATGAACCTACATATGGTTTACAAAATGCTTATGACAGAAGAATAGATACTATTAGAAAAACTTTAGCTAAACAAGCCAATGATATTGCAACAGGTAAAAGAACAAAACCAGTTTCAGAAGTTTTAAGAGAACGAATAGAAAAACTAAGAGAAGAAAAAGCAAGAGAAGCAGAAGCTTTTCGAGAAACACAAAGACAAGCAGAAGCAGATAGAATTAGAAATACATATCAACAACAGCAGCAACAAATAAGAGATTCAGGGGGCTATGCAGAAGATGGTGGAGGTGGTCCTAGACGAGGTGCTTCAGATATACCTGATAGAAATAGAGGTAGTTATGCTACCGATGATACAGCGAGTTTTTTCTAATGGCAAAAGTAGTAGTAAGATTACCAGAACCAAAAGAAGAGTATGACTTTTCTAACCAAAAACAAATTAACAGAGCAATTGCTTTGATTGTAGAACAATTAAATTCTACATTTTTAAACGAACAAAAACAAGATCAAGAAAGGTTTGCGTGGTTTAATGGCTAACATATATAAAAATGCAAAAGTAGATTTAACTACTAACACAGTTACAACTGTGTATACTTGTCCATCAAATTCTAGATCTATTTTAAAGTCTATGTATGTATCAGAAGATAGTGGAAATGCAGATACAATTACAGTAAAATTATTTGCTGGAGATCCAGCAAGTGCAGATTCTTTTAGCTTATATAATGTAAAATCTATTGATGCTAATGCAACAGAACAATTAATAACAGAACCCATTGTAATGATGGAAAACGAAGTATTGCAAGTAACAGCAGCTACAGCAAATAGGTTGCATGTTACATTGTCTATGCTAGAAATAAACAGGGATTAAATATGTCATTTATAGAAACAGAAGCTTCAGTAAGATACGAAATAGTTAATGGTAAAAAGGTTATGATTATCACACCTAAAAGTGAAGTTACCTTTAACTAATATAAGAACAGGTCAAGAATATATGTCAGATGCAGAATCGGATGCTGATGTAAATAACCCTGAAACAGATACTAAAAGAGAAGACATACGTAGAGATGTTAAAATAACAGTAGAAGAATTTAACTTAGGAGCAGGTTCTGAGTTGTAAAACTCAAGCTTGTTAGATATAATAAATTATGGCAATTTCAAGAATGCAAGAACCCAGACAGAATTACGGACTAGGAAGCTTTGTAAAGAAAGTTACAAAAAAAATAACTAAACCTTTTACAAAAGTTGCTAGTAAAATTGTACCAAAAGAAATAGCAGGTATTATGAGAGTTGCTGCACCTTTTTTACCACCAGGATACAGAGAAGCTGCATACTTGTTAGGTACAGCAAAACAAACAGGTAGAATTAGTCCAATGGATTTAGCCTTAGCTGCAGCACCTACGTTTTTTAATAAAACGCAAATGGGTCAAGGTATCAAAACTAAAGTAGGTAATTTTACATTACCGGGTATGGATAAAAATTTAGGTGAAATGGCTGTAGGTACTATAAAAAATGTTGGAGGTAGTAAAGATGCTACAAAAGGTTTTTTTGGTACAGGGGGCGAGTTTAATTTATTAAAAGGTTCTATGTTAACAAAACCTGATGGTAGTTTAAGTTTTTCAAAAGCAGCAGGAATAGGGACTGGTTTATTATCTTTAATACAATCTGCTAGCACACCAGAAGAAGCAGGAAATGCTTTAGCATCTTCAACAGGAAATTCTGATGATTATCAAAGAGGTTATGATATGTTTAATACGTTAAATACAGATGCTTTTAAAATAGATGATCAGTATGTACAACACAGCAGCTAACGGTGGTTTAATGAGAACTAACTATGCAATGGGTAGTGATGATGAACCAAAACCATTACCTAATGACCCTACAGAACCGGTCAATCCTTTTAGACCAAAACCAATAGGTCCTTTTCCATCTAAAATGGCTGACATGAAAAGTTACAGTGATTACTATAAAAATTTAGATCTAGAAAAAGCTAAAGAAATGTTTATAGAATTTAATGGAAGAGAACCTATAGACATGCAAGAACTATTACAGTTTTTTAAAGTAAAACAACAAGCTGCAGATGGTGGTTTAATGAGAAGTAATTATGCTCTTGGATCAATGCCCACGAAACAAGAAAGTGGTCTAGGAGGGCTTCCAATTGAGGCAGATATGAGGTATACTGGTGGCTTCATGCCATATGGTGCAGTTGAAAAAGCCGATGACGTGCCTGCTAGATTAAGCAAAAATGAATTCGTATTTACCGCAGATGCTGTAAGAGCAGCAGGTGGTGGTAGTGTACAACAAGGTGCTAAAAAAATGTATGACGCTATGAAAAAATTAGAACAACAACCTGAAGCAAAAGGAGCAATGGCATAATGGCTGAAGAAATAATTAATAAAACGATAACCACAGCACCCGATTATTTACAACCGGGTATAGAAAAATATTTAGAAGGTGCAACATTACAAGCTGGTCAAAGAATGGATACCTCCAAGTTTGCACCAGGTGTTGCAGGCATAGGTTCACTACAACAACAAGCACAACAATTAGCAGCAACTCAAGCAGGACTTGGTACTTTACAATTTGATCCAAACACAGGAACAGTTTCTGGTGTTCAAGGTCAAGGTGTTGCAGGGTATCAACCTTTTTTACAAGGAGCAGCTGCAATGAGTGGTCCACAAGCTTATCAACAATTTGAATCTCCTTATCAACAAGCAGTAAGAGATGCTACACTACAACAATTTGATCAACAAGCAGCAGCTAGACAACAACAAATAAGTGATCAAGCTGTAGCTGCAGGTGCATTTGGTGGTGGACGTGAAGGAGTACAACAAGCACAATATCAAAACAAATCTGATATGGATAGAGCTTTACTTGCAGCACAATTAAATCAAGCTGGATTTAGTCAAGCTAATCAATTAGCTGCACAAGGATTTGGTCAACAATCACAATTAGCACAACTACAACCTCAACTAGCTCAACAAGGTATTGGTTTAGCTCAAGGTTTAGGACAACAAGATTTTGGATACAGACAAGCAGTAATGGATACAGGGTCAACAAGCAAACAGAATGGCAGCGTATGAACCTATCGAAAGACTTGCGAGATTTGGTCAAGGTCTAACTGGTGTCGGAGGCGGATTAGGTTCTGTTCAAACAACTTATGGAACACCTCCTCCTCAACAAAGTCCAATGGCAGGAGCGCTACAAGCAGGAATAGGAGCATTTACATTAGGTAAATTGTTTAGTTAATGAATTATAAAGTAATGCAAAGACCGATGTTTAAACTAGGAGGCAAGGCTGCTTCTCAAGGTACAGGTATTACATCTGGTTTAGATGAGAAAGTAAATTACTCTATTGGTGGTGGAGTTATTCAAGGACAAAACATGGGTGCAAGAGAAGGTTTTAAAGATCCTGAATATACTTACGACTCTCTTTTAAAGAGAGCTATAGGTAAGATAGAAAAAAGAGATGCAGCTATGGATGGTATGGATAATTTAATTAACATGCAAGCTTTACAACAAGCATCAAATGTTTTGGCAGGAGAAACATCGAACAATCCATTAGACATACTAGTTAATTTTGCAAAACAAGGTACATCAATTGCACTACCTGCATTGTCAGCTAAAAAAAAATTAGAACTTAAAAGACTAGATCCCTCAACTGATTTAGCTTTAGCTAAAGCGTTTAAACCAACTTCAGGAGGTTTTTCTACAAAATTAAAATCACAAGCTGCATTAAAAGGAATACAAGCAGACATTAATAAATTAAGAGGTATGATAACAGAAGAGACAACTGATAAAGAAAGAGAATTTATTGAAAGTCAAATAAATGAATTAAGAGAACAAAAAAGAATTTTCTTAAGTGGAAATCCTTATTTAGAAGCTATAAAATTATATTATCAATTTGATATTAGAGGTCAATCAGGAGCTGATCCAAGACCAGAAGATATAGAAAAATATTTAAAATACACAGGTGGTGGTAACGCAATGGGTGGAACTCCTAATAGAGTAGATAGACAAATGGGATCACCTATGATGGGTGAACAACCTATGGCACAACCACAACAAATGGCAGCACAACAAGACGTTGCTATGGAAACACAGCAAGATTCAGGTAACAAAGTATATGCAATGTTAAGATCTAGATTACCACAAGAAATTTCAGATGAAGTTGTTCAACTTATATCTTATAATAAAGAAGCATTTGCAGATTTTGCAAGCATCAAAAATCAAGAAGACGTATCATCATTTAATGACAAATACGGAGTTCAGTTAGTCATAGATGTGGCTACCGTTTAAGGAGGCCCATGGCAAGAGACGAAACAACAATACAACCATTTTTAAAAAACGCTTTAGAAAAAGCACCTGAAGATAGAAGTTTTTTTGAAAAACTTGGAGTAAGTATTTATGGTCCTGGTATTGAAGCAAGAGAAGATGCAAATAAACCAGCCGCTATATTAGATGATAATTACAAAGATTTTGTAGAAGAGCTACCTGCAGAAGTTCAAATAGATGTAGATAGATATTTAAACATATTTAGAAATGATCCAACACCTGTAATAGAATTTTTAGATGAGTACAAAAAAGAAGGGTATTCAGAATATTTTAAAGACAGTAAAAATTTTTCAGACATAGCTGATAAGAAAGACATGGGTAGGTACGCAGACTTTAACATGATGGGTGCTGGAGCTTATGATGCATTGTATAGAAAAGATGATGCAGGAGACAAAGCTAGAAAAAAAGTTATGGAGTCTAAATTAGTTCAAGCATCTCTTGGACCTGGACATGGTATATATACAGCAGCTAGAGGTACAGCAGAACTAGTAGCTTCACTATCAGATTTATATTTAGATACAGAAACATTAGACAATGTGCAAAGAGCATTACCTGAGATAGATCTTGATGAAGTTTATGGTAATGAAGCTGGAGGTGTAGCAAAATTTACATCTATTCTTACACAGTATGGTACAGGTTTTGCACTTGCACAAAAAATTGCAAAGAAAGTAATTGGTAAAGCAGTCAGTACTAAACTTGCACAAAAGACAGCAAAAAATTTAGCTAAAACAAAAGCAGGGAGAAGCAGGAGTTAACCTTGCAAAGTTTGGTGGCTATTGGGTATTACCAGGATTTGCAGCAGATACAGCAGTGTCAGCTACAGGACAAAGAAGTGTTGGGGATGTATTTGGTGATGAAGAAGGAAATTTTTTAGAAAAAGCTTTAGCAAATTCTAAACTTGAAAGTTTAGAAGGTATCAAAGATCCAAAAGAATATGCAGCTGCAGTATTAAGAAACAAATTAAAATTTGGTGCAGAAGGTACAGCGTTTTTAGGAGCATTAACTTTAGTAGGACCTACATTTAAAGGTGCATCTAAAGTAGTTGGACTTGCATCAACAGAAGTAGTTGGACCTGTGTTAACAGGTACATCTAAATTACTTGCTAGTGAAAAATCTGGATTACCACAAACACTTAGATTTTTATCAGAAAACATAGACAAAGGACTTACAAAAGCAGGTATACCTAGATCAGATCTTTGGAAGTTTTCAGAGTATGGTTTAAATATAAAAACATCTATACTAAGAGGTATAGATCAGTTTAGTCAAAACTTTAAATCAGGTGGTCCTTTTAATGTTCAAACTAGAAATGAACTTAAAAAATTAGATGGTTTAAATAAATCAGCTAAAAAATCTACTGATATATTTATGAAAGATTTAGATAGACAAATGTATAAGTTAGCTGAAGCTGGTTTTGGTGATATACTTTTTAATTCTACTACAGCTACAAACGCATTAAGACAATGGGGTAAAGTTTTAGAATATATGAAAGGTAATATAAAATTAAACAGATTACCAGATCTCTTACAGTCATCTTCATTTGCAATTAGAAAATTAATTGATGACTACTCAACAGAGTTATCTCCAATACTAAAAGGTATGAATGTTAAAGATGATCTTGTTAAAAACATGGGTAGATATTTACATACATCTTATGAAATATTTAAAAACAAGTAAATACAGAGCAGATAAAGAAACCTATCAAGGAGCTATAAATTATTTTGTTAAACTACTTAAATCTTTTGATAGTAAAATTTTACCATCGGATGCAAAACTACAAGGCAACAGCTTTAGTAAATAGGTTACTAGCAATTGGTAGAGCTGAAGGGATCAACTCCTGCAGCTAGATTAAAAGCAATAGCTAATGCTTCAATGGAATTAAACATACCTAAAACTACTTTTAATAAATTTTTTAGTGACGAAAAAATATTACCAGATGCTGTTGCAAAATTAATGGGAAGAGTAGATGATCCTAAACAAATTATAATGGATACTATTGTTGAAATGGCTCACACAGTAAGTAGTGCTAAAGCATACAAAGAAATAGCTGAGTTTGGTATGGATAAATTTATATTTAGAAACAGGAAGAGAGTATTTAGATTTTGCAAGAAAAAATGGGTATTCAATCTCCAAGAGATTTAGTTCCAATAAAAGTTGCTAAACCATATAATTTAGATTTACAGAAAAATATTTACAGTGGGTAAAGAAGAAATGTTAACTTTACCAGAAATAGCAAAAGCCATGAAAGATAATACACTGATCATGGACCAGTTATTAAAAGTACCTTTTATGAAATCTGCACTTGCAATTAAAGCAGGAGTACAGATGAACAAAACAGTATTATCAGTAATGACACAAATGCGTAACATTACAACTGCTGCTATGTTTGCAACAGCTAATGGACACATAGGTAAAGGTGCAAGTGTTGCAGATAATTTTAGAATATTGTTTGATGACTTTACTGGTAAAAACAAAGATCCCTCAAAAATTAAAAGAAGTATTACAAGAGGCATTAGAAAATGGTGCACTAGACTCATCTACAATTGCACAAGAATTAGAACAATTAATACCAGAACTTATGGGTCCTTCTAAAGTAGCTGGAACTACAATTAGCTCAAGGTAAAACATCTGATCAAATTATAGAACAGTTGTTTACAAAAAAAGGTGCATTAGGAAAAGTTGTTAACAAAGCAATTGAGTCATATCAATTAGGAGATAACTTATGGAAATTGTTTGGTTACAACTATGTTAAATCACAATTAAAACCTGCATTAAAAAATTTAGATGAAGTTAAAGATTATTTTAGAGATGTATATAAATATGAATTTAAACCTGTAAGAGCAGATGGTACAAAGAAAACTTTAGATGATGCATTAAAAGAAATAGCAGGTATTGAAATAAGAGATACTTATCCAAACTATTCTATGATTCCAACTATAGTTCAAAACGTTAGAAAGTTTCCTTTACTTGGTAATTTCGTAGCGTTTATGTCAGAAATGTATAGAAACTCTTTTCAAATTGTAAGAGGTGCATTAAGAAAAATGCAATCACAAAACCCTTACATTAGACAAATTGGTGCAAGACAATTAATTGGTTTTACAACAACTGTTGGTATTGCAACACCAGTTGCTATGGAATCTGCACATAAAATGACAGGAATAACAAAAGAAATGTATCAAGCATATAAAGATAGATTTGCACCTGAATATGAAAAAGCATCAGAGGTAATGCCAGTTACAGAACAACAAGAAGATAGATCATGGAAAGCAAGTAATCTGTCTTATTTATTACCATACGATGCGGTAACAGCACCTTTTAAAGCTGCTATGCAAACATTAGCAGAAGGTAGAGATACAGACGAAGGTGTAGTTAAATTATATACAAGTGCACTTAATTCTTTTTTTCAAAAAGCAGTTGAGCCTTTTATACAGCCATCTATTGCTTTTGAAACATCACAAGAATTAATACCAAACAACGATGGTCAATTTAGAACTAAAGCAGGTGGATTAATTGCAGATATAAAAAATGATCCTGATTGGATTAACAAAGTTATGTACCATATTTATAAAAAAGTAACTCCAACAACTATTAGAAGTGCGGAAGAAATAGGTCAAGCGATTGGAAAAGATTTATCTAAGTCAGGTGTACAAAGAGATTTATGGGATACTGTAGTTAAAATTATGACAGGTTTTAGTGTAACCAAACAAGATCCTTATCAATCAATGAGATTTAAAGTAGGTGGATATGCAGGTGATATGCAAAATGCTAGACAAGCATTTACTAACGATATTATTAGCGCTAAAAATTTACAAAGTGATATGAGATTATTATCAAGAGGTTTACCAGGAGAAACTTTTACAAGAGAATATGAAAAACTACAATCTAATAACTATAGAATATTATCAGAAGCATACAAAGACATACAAGCTTTACGTACTTTAAATTTTACTGACAAAGAAATAAGAGATCTTATATCAGGTAGAAGAGCTTTTTCTAAACGAGATGTTAACATGTTGATGTTAGGAACATTTGTACCAGAAAATGTTCCAAACTTTAAAAAAGATTCTGCAGTTGCTAACGCTGTTAAAAATATAAACAGAGAGTTAGATACAAATTATACTATAAATGATTTTATAAATAGACCAGAACTATTTCAGATAAGAAATAAATATATGAATATACCACTTGGTTTAAATGAAACAGACAGAGAAGAGTTTTTAAGATCTACAATTGATAGAAAAATAGAAACTATGGAACCTAAAATAGAAGAAAATATAAAGAGAATAGATGATCAACAAAGTTTTAAACCACCAGCACCTGCGTCAAATTTTTTACCAGACCCTCAAATAGCCAACATGTTTGCACAAAATGTTGACCCAACAACAAACTTGACAAGGACGGAGACTGCATTACTATCACCAGAAGAACAACTTATAAGACAAAGGTTAAGAACATAATGATAAACAAAATTAAAAGTTTGGGCGGTGTGATAGGTATATCCTATCGGGTTTCTTTTGTAGCGGGGGTTACAAAATAATGGCTAAAAGATCTGCATTACAGAAAATAGACGACCATGAAAAACTGTGTCGTATTATGCAGAAACAAACTTTTGAGCAAATCAAAGAAGTTAAAGAACGTTTAGCACGTATGGAGAAGATGATAATAGGAGGAGCATTTGGAATATGTATTGCACTCTTATTAAACATGCTTAAATAAAAATGGAACTATCTCGTAATTTTACACTTCAAGAATTAATTAAATCAGATACAGCTATCCGTTTGGATATCAATAACAATCCTAACTCAGGTCAGATAGAAAAACTAAAAGCACTTTGTGAAAATATTTTACAGCCGGTACGTGATCACTTCGGTAGAGTAAAGGTGACGTCAGGGTTCCGTAGCGAGCAGCTGTGCCTAAAAATAGGTAGCTCGATCAACAGCCAACATGCAAAAGCTGAGGCGGCAGATTTCGAATGTATGGGAACTGACAATGCTGAATTAGCTGATTGGATTTATGCAAACCTAGAATTTGATCAATTGATACTCGAGTTCTACACGCCAGGCGAACCTAACTCGGGATGGATACACTGTAGTTACACTACAGACAAACCTAGAAAACAATTTTTGTGGGCTTACAAATCAGAAGGTAAGACTAAATACAAACCTGTAATTGGAAAAGCTAGAGATTTAGTTTAAATCCAATCTTTTAATTCTTCACCCATAACTTCAGATGCAATATTTATTTTATCTCTTAAAGCCTTCACAATCTTCTCGTCAACGGTATCCTCGGAAATTAAATCGATGTAAGTTACTGTTTTCTTTTGTCCTATTCTGTGTGCTCGGTCTTCTGACTGTAGTCTCTTTTCTAGATCATAACTATTAGAATAATATATAACAGTATTAGCTTGTGTAAGTGTAATACCATAACCACCTGTTTGAGGTGTACCAATAATAAATCTACACTCTGGATCGTTTTGAAACTTACGAATATTATCTTGTCTATCTTCTTGTGGTGTCAAACCATAATAATGAACAAAAGAATTAGCACCATACTTTTTAGTTAACGCTTTCATTATATCACTTACACTTGTTTGATAGTTAGCCCATATAATAACTTTACCATCTGTATCTTCTAAAATAGACATTAATTCATTAAGTCTATTACTTTCAACTTGTTGTGTGGTCCCATCATCAGCGGTTACATAACCACAAGTTATTTGATGTAGTCTCATTAACTGTGTTAGTACAGTCATAGTAGTTGTAACTTTACCAGTTTAAATGTGCAATAGCTTGTTCTTTCATTTGTTCATATATCTTTTTTTGATCTGGTGTCAAAGATATGTGACGTTTAATAAATACTTTTGGTGGTAAGTCTAGACAGTCTTCTTTTAGTACTCTGTAAGAAAATTCTTTTACTGTATCTGATAACTCACCCAAATGTCTAAACTCTTTTACTACTTGAATAGATCTACCTCTTACATGCATTGTTTTCATTTCTGCATAACGATTACGAAAACTGTAGTATGAAGCAAAGTCCAATAACCACGGATCAAGGAACTCACACTGAGTATATAAATCAAGTGGGTTTTTTGTAATAGGAGAACCAGGTCATAATTCTTTTGTACTTAGCATTCTAAACCAATTTTAATAATATTTTTAGTTCTTTTAGCAGTAGGTGTTTTGATTGTAGTAGACTCATCAATAGCCATTAAAGCTTTGTGTGAGTTAATAAATTTATTTGCAAACTTAACACCTTTTTCTGTCGACAACGCTTCAACATTCATAATTAAAATATGCAATGCAGTTTCTATTTCAAACAAAGATTCTAATTTTTCTTGTTGTGTTTTTGTAATATTAGGTTGCCACAATATAGACACATTTTCTATATGGTCAGGTAAGTGTGTAGGTAGTTCTTGTTCGTACCAAGTTTTAACAACACCTTTTGGTGCAACAATTAACACACCATCAATCTTGCCTTTGTCATATAACATAGCAACATTATCTATTAACACTTTTGTTTTGCCTGTACCCATTTCCATAAAGTATGCAAAGTTTTCTTTGTTCCAAGATTTTTCCAACGCAGTTAATTGATGTGCGTATGGTTTAGTTTTAAATTTATAATTCATAATTTATTTTCTTCTTTCTAGTTGACAAATATATAAACATGTTTATATTGCTTGTCAATGTCAGAAAGCAATAAAAAAACTACAGTGTATGTAGTACAAGAAATAGCAGGAACAAGATTTAATAGTCCTAAAATAAATATTACGGGTGCATTAGAATATGGTGACTTTAAATTTTTGTTACCAGAATTATCACAGCTTATGTGGTCTCCTGGTCCTTTAATATTTCAATTAAGAAAACTTTTAAAAGACTACACACCAGATGATTATTTATTATTAGTTGGTGATCCTGCGATCATTGGAGTTGCATGCTCTATTGTTTCTGATATTACAAATGGTAAATACAAATTAATTAAATGGGATAGACAAGAAAGAAAATACTATCCTATAGAAATAAATTTATACGAGAAAGGAAAGATAGATGACAATTAATTTTGAACAAGACCAACAAGATGCAATGAAGAAAACTGAAAATATTCGGTCTCTTGCAGATCAAGTAGAAATGTTAGAAGGTTTGCACAAAAGAATAGAAGCAAGTGAAACTAACATTAAAGATTTAAAAAAAGAATACCAACGTATATCAGGTGAGGTTATACCAACCATGATGAGCGAGATGGGTTTAGCAGAATTAAAACTTCAAGATGGATCACATCTTAAAGTTTCAACGTCGTATCGTGCTACTATTACAGAAGCAAATAAAGAAGCGGCGTTTAACTGGCTTCGGGACAATGGACTAGGTGATATTATTAAGAACGAGATCTTGGTATCATTTGGTCGTAACGAGGATAACAAGGCAGCATCATATGCTGAACTTGCAAAGGGTCAAGGGTTTCAACCGACACAAAAGATGAAGGTTGAGCCTATGACTCTGAAAGCGCTAGTCCGTGAGCGTATTGAGGCAGGTAAAGAAATGCCAACGGAAATCTTTGGGGTATTCTCAGAGAATAAGACAACAATAAAAAGGAACAAATAAACATGAACCAAGTAGCAGAAAAAAAGAATAATGCGTTAGCAACATTTGATATGGAAGCTGATGCAGCACAAGGCGCTCAGAATATATCGCAAGAAGATCTTGCGTTACCATTCTTAAAAATTCTGGGCCAACTATCACCAGAAGTAAACAAGCGTGATGGTAAATATGTCGAAGGCGCAGAGCCAGGCAAAATAATAAATACTGTAACTAATGAACTGTATGACACAATACAAGTTGTGCCAGCTCATTACAAAAGACAATACATTGAATGGCAAGACAGAGGTACCAGTACAGGTGCACCTGTAGCAATTCACGATGCAGATAGTGACATTGTAAGTCAGACGACTAGAGGTAAAGATTATAAAGATAGATTACCAAATGGTAATTATCTCGATAATACTGCTAGTCATTTTGTATTGACTCTTGGTGATAACCCACAAACAGCTTTGATTTCTATGAAGTCTACTCAACTTAAAGTTAGTAGAAAGTGGAACTCAATGATGATGGGTATCAAGATGCAAGGTAAAAACGGTTTATTTACACCGCCTACTTATAGCCACATTTACAATCTATCTACCGTTCAGATGTCTAATGACAAAGGAACATGGTTTGGTTGGGATGTATCTAAAGTTGGTCCTGTAACAGACAAAGCTATATATGATATGGCTAAGTCATTTGCAGAATCAGTAGGTAAAGGTGAAATCCAAGCGAAGCACGGATCAGAAGAAACTACAAAAGGTTCTTCAAACTACTAACCAGTATCCTAGGTAGTGGGCGTCTAAGCGAGAGTGGAAACGCCCACTTTTATTTTGTATGATAGAAAGATTTAAAAATATATTTTATGGATTAGACCGTGCACATGGTGTCACTTTAGTTGGTGAATCAAATGGTGACGGCAACAAGATCAAAGGTAAATCGTTTGTTAAACGAGAACCAGTCACAGATGAGTTGTGGCAAAAGCATTTAGATGGTGCTAACAGTTTAGGTATTATACCAATCAATGATGACAACAAATGTAAGTGGGGATGTATAGACATTGACTCATACGCAGAGTTTGATCACAAACAATTAATAAATAAAATAAAACAATTTCAATTACCATTAGTCGTATGTAGATCAAAGTCTGGTGGTGCTCATGTATTTTTATTTACAGAAGATTATGTATCAGCAGGTTTGATGCAAGATAAATTAAATGAGATTAGATCTGTATTAGGTTATGGTGGATCAGAAGTATTTCCAAAACAAAGAGAATTAAAATCAAAAGATGATACAGGAAACTTTTTAAATTTACCATACTTTAATTGTGGTCAGACAACAAGATATGCCTTTATGGAGGATGGCGAAGCTGCTAGTATAGATGCTTTTTTTGAACTCTACGAAAGACATAAACAACAAGACATTAGCAAGATAGAAATTAAAAGACCAGAGACACCATATTCTGATGGACCACCATGTATAGAATTAATGGCACAAAATAAAATTGGTGAAGGTGGTAGAAATAATGCACTATTTCATTATGGTGTGTATGCAAAATCTAAATGGCCAGACAATTGGAAAACAAAAGTAATGATCTTCAATGAGACTGCAATGCAGCAACCATTGTCAGATACAGAAGTACAAATAATTATAAAACAACATGATAAAAAAGAGTGGGGTTACAAATGTAATGACCAACCTATGTGTAGTTTGTGTGATAAAAAATTATGTAGGTCTAGAAAGTTTGGTATAGGTCAAGAGATAATATTTCCAAGTCTAACAGATTTACAAGTAGTTAACCTGGAAGAACCTTACTATTACATGAATGTAGATGGAGATAGATTGTATCTAGATTCAGCAAAACATTTAGCTAACCAAACTTTATTTCAAGAAGAATGTATAAAACAATTAAGAATAAATCCACCAACACTAAAGACAGGTGATTGGAAAAAAATTACTACTGTATTATTAAGTGGTGCAGAGATCACAGAACCTGCAGAAGGCACAAGTACAAAAGATATATTAAATAATTACCTAGAAGATTATTGTGTAAACAGAATACAAAAAGACGATTACGAAGACTTACGTAATGGTGGTACTTATACTAAAGATGGCTTTCATCACTTTGTATTTGATAACTTCTTTAACAACTATCTATCAAGAAAACATTGGAGAGTTCCATATCAAAGAACATCACAGATGTTAAAAGATGATCTAAACTGTACAACTAAACGTGTAGGTAAAACAAAACTATCTGTGTTTGTTGTAGCTAGGTTTGATAAGAAAACAGAAACATACAAACCAAAAACATTTAAGAAAGAAAACTACTAATGCGTCACATAATTTATGGACCACCAGGTACAGGTAAAACACATACATTACTAGGACACATAGAAAAGTTTCTAGCTAACACACCACCAGATAAGATTGGTTATTTTACATTTAGTAAGAACGCTGCACAAGAAGGTAAACAAAGAGCAGTAGATAAATTTAAATTATCTTATAATGATGTACCATACTTTCAAACACTACATTCATTTTGTTTTAATCAACTTGGTATAAATAGAAACCAGGTAATGCAACCAAAGCATTACAAAGAATTATCAGAGAAGATGCAAATAGAGTTAGAAGGTGCAAGACAAGACGAAGACTATGAAGGTATATTTTATTCTCCAGATCCATACATACAATTAATAAACTTAGCACGATCAAAAGAGATGGACCCAATAAAATTTTATCATTTGAATAACAACTCAAAGATACAATTAAGTAAATTAGAAATTATAGTTGAAGAGTTAGAGAACTACAAAGAACAAAATGGTTTGATTGACTTTCCAGATATGCTAGATAAATTTATAGCGAGTGGTGAATCACCAAGTCTAAGAGTTATGTTTGTAGATGAAGCACAAGATTTAAGTTTGATACAATGGAGATTAGTTAAAAAGATAGAAGAGAAAGCACAAGACTCATACATATCAGGTGACGATGACCAGGCCTATATACAGATGGAATGGTGCACATGTAAGTACATTTATAAATTTAGAAGGTGATAGAACTGTACTAGAACAATCACAAAGGGTACCACAGATACCTTTTCAATTAGCAAACAAGATAATAAAAAAAGTACACAACAGAGTAGAAAAAGAATGGCTACCAAAAGAAGAAGAGGGATCTGTTTCTTACTGTAGCAATCTTCACGAAGTAGATTTCTCACGTGGTAAATGGTTAGTGTTAGCACAAGCTAACTATATGTTAGCAGGTATTGGAAACATATTAGATGAAAAAGAATTGTATTGGCAAAGAAGAAATGCTGTACCAAGAGTAAAAAATATCTATGAAATTATATTGAAATGGAATGACTTACGAAAAGGTATACCTTTACATTATAATGATGTTAAGAAGATCGCTGCAAAGATGACCAAAGATAATTGGGATCCAAAGTTATTTAAAACAATAATCAAAGATGGTTTCTATGACATAGATACTTTGAAAGAGAAGTATGGACTTAACACAGAATCTGAATGGGACGAAGCATTAAATGAAATAGGTGATGAAGATATAAAGAAGATAAAAAAATTAATTAAGTCAGGAGAAAACTTAGACAAGAATCCTAGAATTAGTATTTCTACAATACATGGCGTCAAAGGTAATGAACGAGAGAATGTAGTTGTAATAACAGACTTGGCTGGTGCAGCATTTATTGATTATGAAAAAGATCCAGATGATACACACAGATTATTTTATGTTGCCTGCACAAGAACAGAAAAAAACTTATACATAATAGAACCACAAACTAAAAAGGCATACAATCTATGACGAACAAAGATATATTTGAGGATGCATTTCCTCAAGACAAACAAATAGGCGGGAGTCACTACAAAGACTTTCACATTCAACCCTACGAATTTATTTCAAAGAATGATTTATCATTCTTTCAAGGGCAACGTTGTGAAATATGTTTGTAGATATTTACACAAAAATGGTGTAGAAGATCTGGAGAAGATTAAACACTATTGTGATTTAGAAATTAAGAAATTGAAAGATATGAAAAATGCCAAGAGCAAGTAAGATTGTAAAAACTATTAGCATTAATAAAAAATATAAATTTAATCTAGAAATTTATCTAGGACTAGAAGACAAATTCTCATGGGAGATATTTCCTCATGACTATAACGCGGCTTTATATGCATTTAGCAATAAGGATAAACTTAATAAGACTATAGAGAGTAAACATATCTATGAACCAAAACAAACCAATATTTAAACCACAGACAGAGTGGCTACCACCAGAATCTTTTCCAGACTTATCTAAGTATGATGAGATTGCAATTGACTTAGAGACTAAGGACCCAGATTTAAAATCTACAGGTTCAGGTTCAGTCATTGGTAATGGTGCAGTAGTTGGAATAGCTGTAGCTGTAGAAGGTTGGTCTGGATATTATCCTATCGCACATGAAGGTGGTGGTAACATGGATAAGAATATGGTCATAAAATGGTTTACCGATGTACTAAAAACACCTGCAATTAAGATATTTCACAATGCAATGTACGATGTATGTTGGATTAGGTCTATGGGCCTTAAAATAGAGGGTAGAATAGTAGATACCATGATTGCTGGCTCTCTCGTGGACGAGAATCGCTTTCGATACGATTTAGGTAGTTTGGGTCGTGATTACGTCGGAATCGGCAAAAATGAGGCTGTATTGAAGGAAACTGCAGCGCATTGGGGCATCGATCACAAGGCAGAGATGTATAAACTACCTGCGATGTATGTTGGCGAGTATGCAGAGCAAGATGCGGTTCTAACTCTAAAATTATGGCAAGAGATGAAGAAACAAATTGAACATGAAGATGTACAATCTATCTTTGACTTAGAGACAGAACTATTTCCTTGCCTCGTTGATATGAGATTCTTAGGTGTGCGTGTAGATACAGAAGCAGCTCACCAATTGAAGAAAAAATTAGTTGGAGAAGAAGAGTTAGCATTACTAAAAGTAAAAAAAGAAACAGGAATAGACATTCAGATATGGGCTGCAAGATCAATTGCCAAAGTTTTTGAAAAACTAAACTTACCTTATGACGTAACTGCGAAAACACAAGCACCATCCTTTACTAAAAATTTTTTACAGAACCATCCAAATCCGATCGTTCAACAAATTGCACGTGCAAGAGAGATTAATAAATCACATACAACTTTTATTGATACCATATTAAAGCATTCACATAAAGGTAGAATACATGCTGAGATCAATCAGATTAGATCCGATCAAGGCGGAACTGTGACAGGACGTTTCAGTTACAACAATCCAAACTTACAGCAGATACCAGCACGGAACAAGGAACTTGGACCACTGATCAGAAGTTTGTTTATACCTGAAGAAGGATGTAGCTGGGGTTGCTTTGACTACTCACAACAAGAGCCACGACTTGTTACACACTATGCAGCATTAGATGGACTCTATGGTGTAGAAGAAGTTCTTGATGCATACAACGATGAACCGGATACAGACTTTCATAGAATTGTTGCTGACATGGCAAACATACCTAGATCACAGGCCAAGACAATTAACCTTGGTTTGTTTTATGGTATGGGTAAAAACAAATTACAAGCAGAGCTAGGTGTATCTAAAGAGAACGCTGAAGATCTATTTAGAACGTACCATGACAAAGTCCCTTTTGTTAAAATGTTAATGGAAAGTGTAATGCGTAGAGCACAGGACAGAGGTCGAGTTAGAACTTTACTAGGTCGAAGATGTAGATTTAATTTATGGGAGCCCAACCAGTTCGGGATACATAAAGCATTGCCTCACGAAGAAGCGCTCACGGAACACGGACCAGGGATCAAGAGAGCTTATACATACAAAGCACTCAATAAACTTATACAAGGATCAGCCGCAGACATGACTAAAAAAGCTATGGTTGATCTGTACAAAGAAGGTATCGTACCGCATATACAAGTACATGATGAACTTGATATATCGGTCGATGGTAATGCAGATAAAATAAAAGAGATTATGGAATCTGCAGTTGAACTAGAAGTACCAAACAAAGTGGACTATGAATCTGGACCAAATTGGGGTACAATTAAATGAGGATAAACTATGGCATATTTAAACGCAAACATACCACCAACTTATGCGCAAATAAGAAAGGAGTATCTGTATGATCTTAAAAAACATAAGGGAGAAGTTGCTGACTGCATTATCTTTGGTCTTAGCGCTCTTACAGGTCGGGCTATATTATTTCATGCTATTATGGAAAACGGTGCAATATTTTATCGCCTACCAATTAGCGCGTTTATTCAACAGGGATTTGATGCATCCGGAGTGCCCTCAAGACGACTTGATGAACTACAGCTCTGGAATTGTTTTTCTTATTATCCTGCTGTTCATCGTTGGGATATACTAGACGGACAAGCCGGTAAGTATATAGGAAAAGATAAGAAATGGCACCCTGGAAAATATTTATTTACAGTTGACTTTGCACATCCAGAGTCTAATATACTTGACACTGATCATTCAGAGATTCCGCACGAACACAAGTGCGCTCACATAATTGCACTAGATGATGGTAATTATGCAGCACAACCTAACAATAGATGTATATGGGACATACCTTCTTTTACAGTAAAAGATGATATTCCCGATTGGAAAGTGCAGACTTCTGAGTGGAATGTAGAAGATAGTAGAGCATGGCGGACAGAAGATACCGACAAGTTCTTCTATGAAATCGAGGAGAAAAAAAATGATTGATAAAATGAAAAGTAAAGCTATGCATTACTGGTCAGACCACAAGATTGAATGTCTTGTATTCGTTGTACTTATTGTAGCTTACGTATTAAAGTAATGATTATGGAGTATGCTAGGATGGATTATAGATTCACAGCAATGTTAATTATTGCTCTTTGTCTCCTAGCATTCTTCGGAGGTCCCAATGTCCAATAAACCACTAAACATCGGAGAAGAGGCACGAGTGCAGATGCCGATGAAGACGGTTGCTAGCCTGATCGTGCTCGTCGCAATGGGCGTGTTCGCATATACGGAGCTGACTGCGAGGTTGGTATCGTTAGAGACATCACGTGAGTTGTTTGAGAATGATTTGTTAAAGAAATCAGAACAAGTGCCCACGGACCAGGAGCAACATTTTTTAATCGAGGATCTTTATAAGTCTGTAGAGAAAATGGAAGAGACTCAAGAGATGAACATGACAAACAAAGTTAATATAGAATTTTTAAGAGAACAATTAGATAAAGCACTAGCAGATATTGAAGTGTTAAAAGATAAAGGTTAGACAAAACGGAGGTCATTAATGGAGTTAGTTGTAGCCCTACTTATGATTGTAAACGGAGAGATCAAAGAACACAGAATTCAAATTGATCCTGAGACAGGTAAACATTCAATGTCAATGTGCTTGAAAGGTAAGAGAGTTGCAATGAGATCGAATAAAAATAATAATGTTATTTATCAATGTATCAAGTCTATGGCCGAGCTCGAGTCGAACGTAGACGGATCGAAGTCAATTAAAAAATTAATATTAGAATAATGAAGAAAAATTGTAAACAGTGTAAAAAAGAATTTGAAGCTAAAGATGAATTAGATATGTTTTGCAGCGATGACTGCAAACAAGACGCTCTCGCAGACCTTGACAATGACAGCGATGAGTGTTTAAGTTGTCAGTAATGAAAATACAGACAGAAGTTGTTAATGGACAATGTCCAACATGTGATGAGTTTACTATGTTAGTTGGAATTACAAATCAATTATATAGATGTATGAATTGTGGTTCTGATTTAGAACAACATATTAATGGTAAAATAGTTTATCTACCACATATTACCAGACCAAAAGATTCTACTCCTTTTGTAAAAGAATGGAAAGATGGCTAGACAAAGTTTTAAGTTCTTCACACCCCGTGATAAGCCTAAGAAAAGAGGCGCTCGTCAACATAAAAAAAATAAAAATAAGTCAGAAAAACGTCAAAAAAAACAGACTCGTTACAAAGGACAGGGTTGACATTATCCTAAAATATCCTACATTGTAGGTATGAAAGAAAAAACAATAACAATTACAGTAGATGGTACTAATCCTGGTCAATGGTCTAACCTTTTACTGGAACTAAATATAATGAAAAAAGCATGGAGACCTTTTGGGGTCAACATGAATTTGAAAGCACCAGGTATCAAAAATATAATTGAGTGGGGCAACAAGACAGGAGAGTATGTCAGACCTAATCGAAAAAAAAAATAATGGAACTAATAATACAGAACGACGGATTGTATCAGTTAGTAGTTGTCACAAAAGAGATGACGGAACATATCTCATTATTGGCAGAAGTAGACTGCATGGATCTGTGCGAGATACTAAGACTAAAACTAACAAGCTACGTAGATAGTTTAAATCTACATGTAATGAATGATGGCAGCGGTAATTTTTACGGCTGCATCTGTAAATAAACCTATCCCTAAAGAGGGGAAATAATGTGGGATAGGTTATGGTGAGAAGATTCTTAACCCACTAACATAATTAAATTACCTTGTCAACTTTACACGAAAATTTTGTATAAACTTCCATACTGTTGACCCATTCTGGATCAAATTCTGTGATTATTCTGTGTGAATAACTATAACCATAAACTATACAGTCATAATAATTATCAAATAATTTTTCTTTGGTGGGTATAACTTTACATTCATTTTGTGCTACCCCTGAACACATAACCATTAATAAAATAAATTTTGTCATTGACAATCCTATACTATCACTTATATATTAGGTCTTAACATGAAAGGAAGTACACATGACAGACATGAGTAAATACAAAAATGTTTCTCTAACTAAAGAAACATACGCTACTTTGGATAAGTTATCAAAGATAATATTGCCCGATGCAAAACTAAGCGTAGCAAAGACAATTGAAGCAATAGCAAACGAGAAAGCGAAGAAATTAAATGGCAAGTTCAAAAAAAGTTAAGAAAGTCTACATATGTCCTACCTGTAAAGGTAATGGCTATGTAAAGGTCGCATGCATTATGGAGAAAGAAGACATGATTCATCAATGCTGGGACTGTGACTCTCAAGGAGAACTTTATGACTACGGTGATGAGGACTTTTCAGATCTTGAGGGAGAAGGGATGTCAATACATTAATGATAGAAGATGTTGACAAAGCTTATATCGCAGGTTTGTTTGATGGTGAAGGATCAATTCATATTAAACGTGGGGTAGAGAAGAAAAAGAAACACAAGGGTAAACCTGGATATCGGTTATCTAATTCTATGCGTATCAGTATGGAAATCACGATGACCGATAGATCAGTTTTGATTTGGGTTCATGAGGTTTTAGGTGTTGGGACACTAACTCCTAAGAAAGTAAAAGGTAATAGAAGCGATGGCACGCCGTATTTAAAACAATATAGGTGGAGATGTACATTTAGAGATGCATACCATGTGTGCTGTCTTCTATGGCCGTTTGCGCATACTAAATTACCTAAGATACAAGAGGTGATAGAGCACTATACAACTAAAGCATTTAAGGATAATGTAATATCTTTAGATGAATATAAACAAATAAGAAACGATGTTCGATAAATATATTTATAATTTTTTATACTTTGTAAACCATGTATCAACTAAACTAACAAGTTGGTCATGGTGTAAGTTATATTCAGATAGGAGAAAAGGCTATGGCTACAAAAGAAAAAGGTAGAACGTTTGATGGTATTACAAGACCATCGAATGATTTATACAGAGAAAATTTTAATAAAATATTTGGTAAAAAAGAAAAAACTTTACATGAAGAACTTATGGAAGGTTTTGAAAAAGAACAGAAAGAATTAGATAATGAAGAAGAGTAATAAATACAATTATTTAGAAGGAAAACAAATCACGGATCCTGATACTGGAAAACGTGTCTATGAGATAAGTTCTTATAGACTTCCAAGTGTAACTACTATATTAGGGGCTACCAAAAATACAGAATTTTTAACCAAATGGAAGGCCAAAGTCGGTGAAGAACAAGCGACACGAATCAAGAATATATCTAGTGCACGGGGGACCAGTATGCATAAATTCCTCGAGTCATTTATTACCGATGTTGGCTACGATGATCTTACAGAACTCGGACAGGCGGCGTTGCCCATGGCCAAAAAAATTATGGAGATCGGTCTTGCGCCGGTGGAAGAGTATTATGGTTCCGAAGTTACGTTACACTATCCGGGCCTATACGCAGGTCAAACAGACCTTGTCTGTAATCATAATGGTATGGAAACTGTCGTTGACTTCAAGCAAGCTAACCGTCCGAAAAAGAAAGAATGGATCGAAGATTATTATTTGCAAATTGCAGCATACGCCATGGCACACGACTATGTATACGGCTCAGAGATTAAACAAGGAGTTATCATGGTATGCACGCCTGACTTATATTACCAAGAATTTAAGGTAGAAGGACCAGAACTTAGACGCTGGAAGCACGAATTCTTGAAACGTTTAGATATGTTTCATGAACTACAACACGACGAGAAAGAGAGAACAACACCAATGAAAGCGGAGGATTTTAATGACGGATCAAACGAGATGGGGAATAGACCAGATTCAAGTAAAGAATAAGGCTATAAAATACCAAAAGGACCTGGTTTCAAGCGCCATGGCCCATGTGGTCAAGATGGACGAATCAGGGATCACGGACCTTATGTTGCAGATTGAGGCAGAATATGAGCGTAAATATGGCGACAATGTGGCAAAGAAGTACACAAAAACCGTACTATAGTATTCTGTGACAGATTTTATTTTTTTTTTATTTTTTCTCTGGATAATGTGTACCAAGTGTACTTTTGGTCTAGAAGTGTTGGTATATATGACTTTAGGGTGGACACTTTTTGGTACACTTTTTATTTTATTTAGAGATAAAGTGTACTATCAAATTTCGGTCCACGCGCGCGAATGTGTTTTTTAAAATAAAAAATCTGTGGTAGAATACTATAGAAGGAATTAAACCTATGCCAAAAAAGAAATCTAGAAGAATAAATAGCTACAACAAACCTAAGCTGGTCAAGCAAGCAGTCAAGTTTCCATATAAGCGTGTACGTATCGATTGGATTGATATCATCACTGAAGGCGGCTGGGGTACGGTAAAGAGTTTACTGACATGAAACTAGCAACACCGGTAAGTGAAGGGTGGTTGTTTTCTAAAGACAAAGATACTGTAAGAATATTTGCAGGCTATGATGTTGATGATGATGGGTCTATTACTTTTTCTGAGAGGTCGGTGTTTCCAACTTCTTGTGTGAAGAAGATAACGAAGATTCATTAGGTGTCACATTTATTAGAGATCCGTAGTCGTCTATTATCTGTTTCATTTTTGCTTCTAGCTCTTGTTCTGATAGGTCCTCTAGTTTTCCTGTTTTTATTATCTTTCTATCTATGTATAGTCCTGCTGCTTTCCTCTGTTTGCTTCCGCATTCACTGCTGAAGAAAATGATCCTTTTTTAAAGCGGCTTCTCTCGAGTCTAGCAAGTTCTGCCAGGTGTCCATCATAAGTTACTTCGTGTTTTCTTAATCTTTCTTCTTTAAGTTCACCAATATACTTAACTACAAGTGGTGAGTATTTTGGATTAGTTAGTTCTGATCCTTCTCGCATTGCTCTATCCTTACTGTACCCAGCAGCGATAGCAGCTTCACGTTTAGTCATTGGTCCTTCCGGTCCACCGAATACTAAGAACTCAGCGAATCGTTGTTGCATTTCTGTTAATCTTTTTGGTACACCCATGTTGACAATTTAAGGGAACTATCCTATAATGTCAAGAATGAAAGTACATAGAAATCAAGAAGAATTACAAGACACTATTGAAGGATATAAGACTTTAGTTGAAGAACAGAAGAAAGAAATCTTTTGAATTAAAGAAAGTTGTATCTGAAAATGAAAAAAATAAAAATCTCTTGCAAGGTTACAAAAAAGTGATAGAGGATCTATCTATCAAGTTAAGAAAAAATTCATGAGAGTACAAGACTTGCAGTTGTTTCTAAGCAACTTTACGAAAGGTAGCGACGCAGTAAAGAACGCCGTCATCTATGTAGAGATAAATGGAAAACTACATGCTATTCGAAGAATGGAAGTACATGAAAATGCTACTCCTATAATTGGTCAGCCTGGTCATAGTGCACATAGATTGGTTATGAAAACCGAGAAACCATCGAAACTTATCTTACCTGAAAAGCTTCAACGGGACTACTAACTTCCCTTGAAACCAGAACGAAAATTATATGAAAAAATTAAAAAAAATATTACATCTATCTCGTGGAATAGACTTGAAAATCATAGCTTACTCGGTACTCCCGATCTATTGGGCTATAATAATTCTGGGCACTTTTTCACTGTAGAACTAAAGGTATGTAAGGGGAATAAAATAAGGTTTTCTCCACATCAAATTAGCTTCCATGTGAGGCATCCACACAATACTTTTATCATAGCAGAGGCCCTTGGTCCGAGTACCAAGAAACTTATTTACATGTACAAAGGATCACAGATCTTGGAGCTTGATGCTTGCGGCTTGAAGCTTGAACCTTTATGCTTGGGGCTTGATGCTTGCAGCCTGGTGCTTACTAAGCTTGGTGCTTGAAGCTTGCTGCTTGGAGCTTGACGCTTGCTGCTTGAAGCTTGATGCTTTGGCCCTGACCAGGTGCACGCTCGCTTGCAGCCGTCGCTTCAGCATTGCTAATGACCTGATCAGATTTATTACGCTCGCGTAATTCTTTATAATATTTTGGATGTTTAAATACAAACATTCTAGTGTTTACCATATTCAATATTTTTTACCAGCGGATCCCAACAAGCGCGACAGTCGCCGCATTCATTATTGTTATCAGGGGCTGGACAGCTTCGACTCTTCGTCGAGACCGTCGACGTATTGGCCCAGCTCTTGACTGGTCCCTGGTCAATCATCGGTGATGAGAATCTTACAACTAAGTTTGCTGGCGCCTTGTGCATATGGTCCTTGATCCACGCTTCACGGTTGGCATCCAGTGTCGCTTGCTGGGTGTTAGCTCACACACTTTGAAGATCTTCTCGAGATGGTCCACGTCCTGGACGTCGCCGCTGTCATGCCATCTAAAAACATCAGGCTTTTTTGAATTGATTAACGTTGCCATTGCTTCAACCCATTGCGGGTGAGCTATTGCCTTCAGGCGCTTGTATTGCGCGGCTTGTACAACAGCGAAAACATAGCAGCCCTTCTCAGCGTAACAGCCTGAGCATACTGAGTTAGGTATTAATTTTAATTTGTTTCCAGTCTTGCATTCAGCAGCAGGAATTCCAATTGCCCAGCCGGGCATCTTTGATGGTTTACTTAGACCCTCCAACCAGGGTCCATGCTTCTTTAGTATTCATAATTCTTTCTCCTTTAATTTATAGGATACAATAACATTATAATTTAATCTTGTCAAGCTTGCAGCCTGACGCTTGCAGCTTGAGGCTTGTCGCTTGTAGCTCGGGCCCTGGTCCTCTAACCAGCGCGCATGCTGCAGGAAGACTCGGGCCATTGCTGGCCCTGGTCGTCTACTCATTTCAAGTATCCAATCTCTTTCAGGTAGTCATAGGCATCATCCATCGTGGATCTAAAATGCTCAGTCCTGTATTCAGCTGGACAGTCTTCGTCAGCCTGGCAGCACATGGCTGCCAGGTGAGCTGCAAGTTTTTTTTCTTTATCAGTCATGCATCCACTCCTTCGACAGCTCATCCGTCTCAGGTTCCGGGAAGCGTTTAGCCATCTTTCTCCTGATCAGCCTTTACCAGCCGGAGGATCTCTTCCAGTGCGTTTGCTATTCTGTTAAGCTGTGAACCAGCTTCATATATTTTCATTTTACTCATAATTATTCCTTTCTAAATACATCCTACATTATCCTTGAGCCATTGTCAAGCGTTGCTTGCTGCTTGAGGCTTGAAGCTCAACTCTCCCCTTCTTTAGAATGATTTTTAGAATCATTCTAAAGTGGCTCTCCGGTAGGTCTCACCCGAGATTATTCCTAACGCGTGCCGCGCATAGCGTCCAAGACCAATGGGCCACAATTCATATTACCCGTTGCGCCTCCTGATCAGGGAACTCGGCGCACCATGGTGTTACACACATCGCTAGGTTGCCCATCATCGCTAACGTACAGGGAAATGCCAAAGGCAAGATTTGGACGCTGGTGTACTCTTACTGATACTATTATTAGCAGGACCCTGAGTTGAGGCCGGCGTGCTTTATTTTAACAGCCCGGGCAACAGGCCTAACAAGTTATCACTTGTCAGGGTCCAGCAAATAACAGGACCATTACACAAAGTCATAGGTAATGGTCCTTTGATCAGTCACTATGCTACGAGGGGGGTTACCGGCCACAGTTTCAGGTAACATTCGGGGATCCCTTTACCGCCCACCTTGTTATAGTGTTTATCTCCACAGTCAACAATGACTGATCCCAGATCCATCCCACCCTTTCGTTTGTTACATAGACACTTGTTAATGTGCCAGCGTAATGGATCAGGGATCAGTAGCACTCAATGGCTATCTTCCAGAGTGCTAATGATCTCTACTTGTTTAGAGTATTAATATATAATCCTTGACTATCCTATTGTCAAGTAGTAAAACAAATTAAAATAAATTAAATATAGAAAGGTCTAAAATGACAAAAATAAGAATGAATACAGAGTTGCGAAACAAACTCTTTAATAAAATAAAAAATGTCTTTGAGAACGAGGACACTCAAGAACGAGAGGCATATCTTCAATCAAGAGAGTATGTTGATGAGCAATATAAAACTGCACAGAACTTGCAAAGAAGTTGTTGAGAGATCATATCCAACAGAAGATGTTGCAACTTTAAGACACTTTAAAAATAAATATGGAAGTCCTTGTGATGTTGTTGCAAAAGATAAATGCTTTTACTTTGCACATAGTGAGGGACAAAGATGATGAGGGCGATATAAAAGAAACTAAATCACACTTTGATTTTGGTTTGTTTGGTAATCTAAATGGTAGTGAGTACGGTAGTGAAGACGGGACAAAAGTTTGCACTTGCATATTTTAGAGAAGATTTAAAAGCTATGGATTGCAACCCAGATATCTATGCACAACAAAAAGAAAACAAAGACAATCCACACAAAACAAAACATGTTGATGAGTGTTTAAAAGCACTTGGCAAAGTTGGTAATTATCATTCTTCAAATGATAATGTTGGTATGGCAAAAACATTTGATGACCAATATTATCTTGATGTAATTGGAACATCTTATTGCAGATCACGTGCTATCGCTTGTACTAAAGATGAGTATGAGGCATTTGAAACTTGGCGAATTGCAAAAGCTAATGTGGTATCTAAACACCAAACATGGATTGATACAATTCAAAAACAATGCGATCAGTTAAAGATTGGATTGAAAGCATACAGATATCTTTCAGAGGGTATTGAACTTGCTACTGAACTTGGAATACAATTAGATGAGGCAGAGTTAATTAGAACTAACTCAACAGGTTTGACTATCTATAATCCAAGCAACTTGGCTAGTATGATTAAAGGTATGAAGAATAAAAATCAATCAAGAGAGGCGAAGATATTGGCTAGAAAAAAATATGAAGAAAGTCTAAATTAAAGTTTGACAAATAGGACTATCTAATATAGGATAGTCCTATTAACTAGAAAGGTATAATATGACAAACAAAACATTCTATATAACTTATTGGGCTTCTAAACATAAGAAGCACATTACAAGAAAAGGCAAACATGACGACAAGTCAAGATATGGCACATCTAAACAAGGTGTACCCTATTATGTTTATTATGACTTAGATAGTCATGGTTACAGAACTGCAACTACAACATGGAAAGTGAGGCACTAATGTTATACGCAATTTACTTTGCATTGCATTTTGCAATGTGTTTTTTAGGGATAGTAATAGCCATGCATTTTGACATGACTATTGGTTTATTAATTGCAACTACATTTGGAGTTAAGTTTCTTTTTATGTTGCCAAATAATAGAGAGGGTTACTAATGCCAAATAAACATTTTTGCCAAGGACCAAGATGTCATGAACAAGTTACACAAGATAGATTTCTAAAATCTCGTGGTGTAATTCGTGGACGATATGCATATGCAGATAGAGATAGAACACCTAACTCGTGGGGTTATCTACCAAACATGAGTGATGTTTATTTCTGTAGTCAATCATGTAAGTTTGATTGGTTAGGTCTTAACATGGAAAACATTGAACAAGGTCGACCGATAGAGTTTATAAGACACAGACGAGAGAGCCAAGGTTATGCCAAGGTCAAGAACGATGAGTCTAGGTGGGGTCCAGAATATTCTATTCAAAGGGTTGACAATGGTCAGCTTATAGAGTAGGATAATCCTATTAACAAGAAAGGTATATTATGAAAAAAGAACCAATTAAAAAACTAAAAGAAGAGTTTCTACCAGGGGGCTCAATGAGACAGTACATTTTAGATAAGGCTGTCCATTACTTACAACAACCAGGACTACAAGCAAACAAGCATATGTTTTGTATTGATATACTTAAGATGACGGAGACTGAATATCTTGAGGCACTTAACAAAGCAACTAACGGAGGGTTAGAACAATGGAACTAAAAGATAACAAGACAGAACAACGTAAGAATAGATTCAATGGCGAGTCTATTATGTTGACAAAGGAAGAAGCTATCATTCATGATAGAATCTTTATCAATGAGATGGAAGCAACACTAGAAGATCAAGACGCAGGTGTTGACGGTACGTCAAAGCTTTGGGACAAAGTACGTAAAGACATCAACTACTTCAGACAGCATAATGCTGAAGCATACATGGTGTTATTAGATTAACACCAACCTTTCTGCCTAGGCGCTAACGCGCCTAGGCGCACGGATCCCTATCCAATACCAACATTGCAACTAACGTCGACCCCACCCACCCTTTGCACAAAAAGGGGTCCCACTACTCTAGGTTGTATTGCTTGATTTAGACAGATAAGGGTGGTAAAAACATATTCAACACTTTATGGTGCAAAAAAATTATAAAAAAATTTTTTAAAAAATTTTATGAATTTAAATAACGTAGATATTAGTAAGCTACCTGCAGACGTCAGAAAGACATTCAAGAAACTGCAAGTCATGCATGCAGAAAAACAAATCCAAGGTAAAGCCAGAGATGACTTCATGTCCTTTGTCAAATGTGTGTGGCCCGATTTTGTAGAAGGCTCGCACCACAGACACATAGCAAAAAAATTTAATCAACTTGCATCGGGAGAAATAAACTCGACTGATAGTAAATATGCCTCCACGTCATACGAAATCAGAATTTGCAAGTTACTTGTTACCAGCGTGGATGGTGGGCCGTAACCCTAAGTTAAAAATAATCCAAGCAACTCACACAGGAGAACTAGCCGTACGATTTGGTCGTAAAGCTAAGACCTTGATTGATAGTGACGACTATGGAAAAATATTTGAAACAAGACTAAGAGAAGATTCGCAAGCCGCTGGTAGGTGGGAAACAGCACAAGGTGGTGAGTATTTTGCAGCTGGTGTCGGCGGTGCAATAACCGGACGGGGTGCTGACCTATTAATAATTGATGACCCACATTCTGAGCAAGACGCAATGAGTCCGACTGCAATGGAGTCTGCTTATGAATGGTACACATCAGGACCAAGACAACGTCTTCAACCTGGTGGTAAAATTATATTGGTAATGACAAGATGGTCTAACAAAGATCTTACAGGAAAATTAATTGCAAACCAAAAAGAAGCTAAAGCTGATCAGTGGCACGTGGTCTCTTTTCCAGCAATCATGGACCATGGATCAAAGAAAGCTAAACCAGTTTGGCCTGAGTACTGGAAGCTCGATGAATTAGAGAAAGTCCAAGCAACACTGCCCACGGGCAAATGGAATGCGCAGTGGATGCAAAACCCAACGTCTGATGAAGGTGCAATTATAAAACGTGAATGGTGGAGAGTGTGGAAGAATGATTGGATACCAGAACTGCATCATGTCATACAATCTTATGATACAGCATTTTTAAAAAAAGAAACTGCAGACTACTAGTGCTATTACTACTTGGGGTGTATTTTACCCGGACCAAGACTCAGTGGTCCTAATTTAATTTTACTTGATGCTATAAAAGAACGGTTTGAGTTTCCTGAACTAAGGCGTAAGGCCTTTAGAGCAATATGAGTATTGGCAACCAGAATCAGTTATAGTTGAGGCTAAAGCTAGTGGTTTACCTCTAACTTATGAGCTTAGAAAGATGAATATACCTGTAACTAATTTTACACCTAGTAAAGGAAATGATAAACATGCTAGGGTCAATTCTGTTGCACCTTTGTTTGAATCTGGTATGATATGGGCGCCTGAACAAAAGTTTGCAGATGAAGTTATAGAGGAATGTGCAGGCTTTTCCATATGGTGACCATGATGACTTTAGTCGACTCTACGACTCAAGCTCTCATGCGCTTTAGACAAGGTGGTTTCGTACAACACCCAGAAGATTACTAGTGACGAACCTCTTAACCAACGTAAACGACAGTATTATGGATGATATAATAAAATTATTGCAAGAATTGATGTCAAAGAAACCTACCCCTAAAGGTGGGATTGCTGATACTGCAGCAGGTGTAGAGTTTATTGGTAAGAAATTATCTAAAGAACAAGTAGGTGATTTTACTATTATTGGATCTAAACTAACTGATGCAAGTAGATTTAGACCGTTTGATGTACGAAATGTTGGTAGAGATAATAGATACATGTACATGAGAGATTACGCTGATGAATTACAAAGTAACTTTGAAAAGACATTAAGATTTATACAAGACAATCCAGACATTAGATTAACTCAAGCACAGAAAGATAATGTGTTCTACAATCTTGGTGTTTACAGACGTGTCAATGCTGAAAAAAATAAATTAGAAAAAGGTTATATTGATGAAGGGTAAAAACCCAGAAGAGATTTATAAAAAAACAGATGATGAAAGACCACTTGAAGAGTTGCCATTTGTAAAAGTTTTAGAGAGAACTAAAAAAACAATAGATGAGTTTCAGAAAAAAGTAAAAGAGACTGAAGATATATTTAAGCCACCAAGTCCAGAAGAATTATCTGCAGGTCAGATTAGATATAATAAACTGTACAATGGTCCGGGGTACGAGAGAGGTAATTCAAGTTTATATAGAGGTTATGGTAGTAGCTTTTTACCAAGACTACATGAAAAAGGAATCATCAAACTAGATGATGAGATTTATCAAAACTTAAAACAAGGTAAGCACCACTATGGTGGAGCAGATTTCTTCGCACCAGATCCTATTAGAATATGGAGAAAACATTTTGGTGATGATGTTTTTGAAAAGTTAGATAACTTCGATCCAGATAACGAAGACATCTTTCAATGGCTATCTCGAAACAATATACAACCAACAAACAGAGTTGGTCCTAAGAATGCGTTAGAGTATATGAACTCAACAGAGATTGGACAAAGATTAGCAGATGAAGCACAACTACTTAACAAGTACAAGGACCCTGCATCACAGGGTGATAATGCTAAATACTATTACGCAGATAAACCCGATCAGAGAATGGAACGGATCACGTACCACGGAGAAAACATACAAGGCTACGAGACAGCTTTACAGAAAATGGACCCTGAAGCATATAACAAATACGCTGCAGAGTTCCGTCAAGCAACAAATGACGCAAACGTAATACCGTTTAACAAAGATGAAGGGCATTAGAGCTATAGCTGCTGATTCCGAAGAAGGTAAAGAAATTACAAAAGGTATATTAGATTTAGCTGATAGATCTAGCGGAGAAAATATTGTTGCACTTGCGGATCCTGTATCAGATGCCATTGCAGCAATTAAAGCTTTAGAACCTATGGATGCTATGAAAGAAGCAAACTTAGTTGCAGGTAAACAAGGTAAGTATGCAGACTTATCTGACGAACAGGTAAACAAAATTATAGAAGATACTAACGATCACATCTTTGAAAGAGATCCTATCGAACCAGAAGACTTTGCAAAAGGTGGACGTGTTAATTTTAATCAAGGGTCTGCTCCAACAAGTGGTTTGTTAAACAAATCTTATTGATGTTGCAACAGCAAGTGGTGCACTTGTTAGAGCAACTAGAGCAATCTTTCAACCGCTATGGGTTAATGGGCCGGAAATTTATCACACTTCTTATTTACAAAATTTTGATATCTATGCCAGTTCAAGATCAGCTAAGCGCTTATATGTCTGGTCATTTAGACAGCTTAGTAGTCCAGATCCTACTTAATTCTAAGCAGGGGGTCCATTTGAGATGACAGTGGTGTTCTCGTCTGTTACTGGACATGGGTTAGGAACATCAGCTGGCCAAGATCCTATTCACTAAAGATTAGCATTAGCTATAGCTGCAACACCTATTCTTCTGCACCCTTCTCGTTTCAAGCTGAAATGATCTTGGAATTTTTGGTGCAAACATAGCTACTTTAATATGAACTGATGCAGGTTATGACTATACTTAGGAGTGCTAAATTTGATTTTGCAGACTTTGATACCTAATTCTGGTTTTTCAGGTAAAGTTCAAGATTATGATTTTATCAGCCTTCAGACATATAAATTATTTAACACAACCATTTGAAGATATAGCTGCTAATTATGTAGGATCAAAATTACCTTATGGTATGAGCACTCCACAAAAAATAGCTTTTTTAAGTAATTATAAAAAATTTGGTAATCAAACATTGGATCAAGTAAAAAATCTAGAATTAAAAAAAGTGCAAGATAGAATTAGAGCTGCTGAACAAAAAGAAAAAATAAGAATAGAAACATTAGCAAGACAAAGAGCAGCACAAGAACAACAAAGACAAGCTGATCAAGCTAGAATAAATAGAGCGTACAGAGAAGAAACAGGTGGTCAAGGTGGTTCTTATGCTACAGGTCAATCTGGTGTACAATCAGATGGTAGTTACAATGATCCATTTGATCCAGGAGGAGGAGAATAATGGCTTACATATTTGATCCGATACGTAACACATTTGTAGATGATGAAGATACAAGTCTTGGTAACAAACTTGCATTAAACGATACGTCAGAAGAAATCATTAAACAGATCGACGAGCAGTTCGGTCCAGGCACCGTGTTCCCTGCATCAGAGTTACCTCCCAAAGAAAACCCATACAAAGACTTTGAAGACAGAAACCCTGCAGCTAATGGTGGGATGATGAGACAGAACTTTGCAGATAATCCATTAAAAAATTTTAACTTTACAGTAGATAACATTCCTCCAGGATACGAATCTGTTTCTAAATTAGCAGAAAAATTAGGTGTAAGTTATGACTCATTAAAAAGTTATAAAGCATTACATGGAAGTGGTCAGTCCCCCACTTATGAAAGAATTTTAAATGTATTAGGAGATCCAATAAAAGTTACAGGATTTAAAGATACTTTTGGAGGAGGTGCTTCTCATATAGATTATTTTGATTTATCGAAACTAAATGATGAGACTTTAAAAGCTATAAAGGAAAGAAAAGCAATGCCTGATAGAGGAGGTTCAGGCGTAAAAGTTTTAAGTAATAAAAATTTAAAACAAAAATTTATTAAAGCTTACAATGATGGATATGGTGGAAGAGATATTATGTCTGTCATTGATCCTGATAACAAATTAAACGTTAATCAAGAAAAATATGGTAGTGCAACTTTAACGGAGTTATTAAATAATGAACAAGTAAAACCTAGAAAAGAAGGTTTTATATCTAAAGGGCAAGAACTTTATTTTGAAAAAAATAGAATACCTATTGATAATCAAATAGTAAAAGTAAATTCTTTTTATAAACCAGGAATGAGTATAGAAAAAGTTACACAAAAACTATTTCCTAACTTTTCACCTATTATAGAATCAGATTCTTTTAATGTAAGACAAGAAAAAACAAATCAATTAAAAGAAGCTTCTAATAGAATAGTTGATTATAAAGCTTGGTTAAAAGGAGATAGACCAAGCAGTTCTATTTTAGATAAATTAACTTTACCTAATAACAAAAAACAAATTATAAAATATATTGAAGCTTCAACAGACTCAACATTTGGAAAATTTGCTAGCACTCAAGAAAGACGATACAAATACTATCAATTAGATAAACTAAATAATAAACCAATGGGTTATTACGACGGTTTAAATAAAAAAATATATGCTGATTTTAAAAGACTAGGTTTAAATTATCAAATAGAACATGGTGGAAGTTTATCACAAAGTTTAAAAAAGAAAATTCCTTGGGTTTCTAAATTTGTAACTTTTATGAAACCAAAATACAATAGACAAAAAATACCATTAGATATGGATACTGGTATTTTAAAAGCATATGATGTTTTAGAAGATAAAAAATTATCTACAGAAGAAAAGAAAAATCACCCTGATGTTAAAAAACATAATAAGGCTGCAAAAGAATTTATGCAAAAAACAGGAACTAAAATACCTGTAATTTCATTTAATGAAAAAGATGTTAATAAAATTATTGAAAGAGAAGATGTAGATAAACAAACAAAAACTCAAGTTAAAAATACATTTGATAAAAACGGTTGGACTTTAATTAACCCTGGAGATCAAATAGAAGAAGTCGTTAAAATAGTAAAAGATGCTGATAAACTTCCAAGCAATAGAAAACAATTAATTGTATCAGGTTTTAGAAATAAAATAGCTAATTTTTTTCAAGATGCACCTGTTCCAAAAGGAGTTAAACTTCCAATCGGTGCAACAGCTGCAGCATTAGACTTTGCAATCTTTAATGGTTTAATGGGAATGCCTGCACCAGAAGCGATGTTAGGTTCTTCTCAATGGTTGTTAAAAAATCCAGAAGCTGCTGAAAAAATAGGTAAGTCAATCAATCTTGTAATTGAAGGTAAGATGACTGTAGATTCTTTCTTTAATAAAAACTCAGAAGAACTTGGTGGAGTGTTTAAAGATTTAGTTGGTATTGATATGCCGGATGCTTACTCAAAAGATGATGAAGTTGGAAATCAAAGATTAAAAGAAATGGATAAAGCAATGGAAGTTCCCAATATGGATGAAACAACAGCCGCACCTTTATATGA